CGTCTTGTCGCTAAAGGGCAGCAGGACATGAGCTATCCGTGGCTCGTTGCAGTTACGCTCTTTGATCATGCGCAAGCGACCGACGAGCAGGTTCTAGTTTATAGAGGAGAAGTAGGATGAAGACTCGCATCACACTCTTTGATGAGACAGAAGGAAGACGCTCAGTGCTGGATATCACTGAGTTCTCGGATCATCTCTCGGACATGAGGAAGACTCGTAATCACATCATGCGATATCTGGGTCAGCAGGTATCTGCGATGCTCCGTGACGGCCGGGAGGTGGAGGCATTTATTGTGGAGCGCGAGCTAAAGTAGCTTGTGTGCGGATTGGTTTGACCGTAAGCTGGTTATACCAAGCAGCAAAGGACTCCACACTATGCAGTTAGTTTATATTGATGATCTACCAGTCGCGCTGGCCCAATATATGGATCCAGACGCCGAGCTCGGTACGGATGGCAAGTACCAAGGCGTGTTCGGCGAGGAAATTGAGGTGTACATAAGGTTGCTCACCGAGGAGCTCGCCAAGGTACCCCAAGTCACGCAAGTGTTGTTTTGGGATGATCAGGAGGGCGGGGATCCGGAGCTCAACTTGTACCCCGATCTGTACGAAAAGCGGGAGCTCGTGCCCACGCCGGGGCGCGACAAGGGCGTGTTTATGGGCACAGATCAGTGCGAGGGCGCTACCTTTAACGCCAAGGGCGACTCGTACTACGGGGCTACGTTCTATCAGCGTAAGTGGCATCCAGTCGGCCAATTCGTCATCTCGTTGTGGTTTGGTGGCAGTCCACTCAACAGCGCGGGCGGGTTCTCCGTAATACCGGTCGCGTAGGGATTTGTCCGGCCGGAGCAAATAACGCTTGCGGCCGGACAATTACCCGGCTAGAACATAAGGGCAACAACAAGCAAGGAGATTACCACATGCCTCGTCCTATCGATATGCTCTGCCCACCCGATTGGAACCTTGAGTCCAAGGGTGCCACCACCACCGTCACGCGCCGCAGCGTGTTCACCCGGGAGCTCAACACCATGGAGATCCCCACCACCTACGAGCGGATTGAGGCTTGGCTGCACGGCGGCACGGTCATTCAAAACGCCCTGCCCGAGCTGAATGTGGACCAGCGCGAGTTCCTCATGTCGGGTGCCACGCCCGAAGAGTGGGAGGCGATGTTCGGATGATGGACTTCTGGAAGCTGGTGTGGGCCATTGTCGTGGCCCATTTCATCACTGCACTGATCTCAGTCGTGTTGTGGTTCTTTCTCTTCCAGATTGTCTTTGCTGACCACGAGACTGACTATGAAAGAAGGGTTCGGGAACTTCGGGAAATGGGAAGGTCTTCCCAGTTATACGGTCAGTAGCTGGAGCAATCTACCCTTGCAGCGCGACAGGTGCGACTGTACGCTGCAAGGGTAGCAAGCAAAGGAAATCTACCATGCGTAATCTTAAGTGGCAGCCTCGTATGGATCGTGTCTACGCAAAGGGCCATCTGCGCCCTCGCCGCAAGGGTGAGCGCAAGCATCCCTACGAGCAGTTCCCCGACTTCCCCAATCAAAAGGGTAAAACGGGCGAGTTTGAGCTCAAGCCCAACAATATCGTCCGGGTCAAGTTTTTGGGCATGTTCCGTGGCTATTCGTCATGGGGCCAGCCTGTCTGGTATCGTGCCTTCCAGGTCATGCTGGTAGGTGGCAAGATCGTTGCGGGGTACAGCAACAACGGGGACGGGTATGTACTCTGCCTCAATACGCAGTACGTCGCAGCATAGGAAAGTCCCCGGCTGGGTGTGAGGTAGACACACTCGGCTGTGGGCCATTCGGGGGAGGTGTTCGTGGTAGTCCGCCTCCCCCGGATGTCTTTCATAATTTTCGCCAGAGGAGTTTAGAATGGCAGAGATCCACGAATCAACCAAGGCTCTTATGGAACAGGGCTTTTGGCAGATGCGAGCATATCAGGCTCAGGGGGACAATGAGAAGGCTGTAAAGATAGAGACAGTCTTGCTCAAAGTCTTCAAGGATACGATCGACGATAATGCTCGGCTCATGGATATTCTTAAGGATACCGAGCAAAAACTGCTTGCGCTGCGAGAACAATAGGGGTATTCTTAAAGGGTAGCAGCAAAGGAGACTACCATGCACCTCGTAGATCGGCCGGAAGTCGGTGAATCCAATGGCCTCGTCAATGGTCCGGCGTACCACGCGGATTATTCGTTCGCTCGCACTGTCGATTGGACCGAGCAGCATCTTCGCATCACGCGCTTGCGTCTGTTGAGCGATCGTGGGTTCCCAGCGTGGGATGTCTCGTACTGTCACGGTGTCCTGTGCCATACGGGCGAGCTCGTTCGTGTTAGCCTTCCGTTCTCGCAGCTTCCAAAGCGTGGATTCAAGCGCGCCATTGTGGAGCACGCCAAGCGCGACGGTTTGTACGCTCACGGGCTGGGGGTGCTCAGTAACATAAGCACTCTGTGCTGAGCAATCCACTATTGCGCGTAGACTCTGGCGACTGCATACTGTAAGGGTAGGCAGCAAAAGGATTACCACAATGGTCGGCCAAACCGTCTCGTTCTTTGAGTACACCCGCAACGGTCTCACGCTCCTGCGGGGCGTAGTCCAAAGCGAATTCCGCGAGCCTCCGTGCGAAGATCCGTACGAGCGGCTCAACTATGTTGTCCGTACCCCTACCGGGGAGGTCTTCACTCCGTACGCCGCCGATTGTCGTCCGGTCAAGTAAGGATTACCACAATGTTCCATGGTGCAAAGATCATCCGCCCTACCGAATCCGGTACCTACCTGTACAAGGATAAGGACCATCAGCAGGAGTGTATCCGTCGCGTGGCCCGTCAGGAGCCCGAGACCAAGATTATTGCGTTCTCGTCTCCGGTCGCTCCGGCCGGTGCAGTCAAGTGCTTCATCGCATAGGGAGTAATCCATTCCATCCATCCGTGGAGCAATCCACTATTGCCAAGTGATTCAGGCGACCCTATACTGTAAGGGTAGCAAGCAAAAAGGATTACCACATGCGCTCTGTTCTCATTAACCTGTCTGTGTTCTTTGGTGCCGTAGCCCTCGCTCTCGGGTGGGCTGGGCTGATCTGTCTTAACAGTGGCGAACCGGACTTCACCGAGCAGTTTTGGTTCTTTGGGCTAGTGGCCCTGCTCGCGTCCCATGCGTTCGTCATTGGTTACGCGGTTATCTACAAGGAGGATTCACATGCGTAATGGTCTTGCCGCTTTTTCTATCGTTGCCGCCGCTGCTCTCTCGTTCGGGCTAGGGAGTGAGTATGGTATAGACCTTACGCCTGTGGGACAGGAGCGCAGCCTAGACGTCACAAAGATGCACGTCATAGGACAGGGCTGTGGTGAGACCCCAGAGCAGAAGAAGCGCATCTATGTCGCTCTGGAGGAGGATGATCTCCCAGGACCTCTGTGCGATATCGTGTTCGAGCTCGCAGAAAGGGACTATAAATAGCTTGCGCCGCGATTAGCATGGTAGTATCTTAAGAATGTAGCAAGCAGGAGACTACCATGCTTATTTGGAAGGAAGAGTTGCAGAGTCATATGGAGTTTAGGCTCCTCTCGTATTCTGCCGAGGCGAGCGAACTGGGCATTCGTCCTGGGGAGCAGTGGCCTATGGAGGTGCAGGTGCCGGGTCTCGGGAACGGTCATAAGTTTATTGCCCGACGGGACATTGTTACGCCTTCCGGCGATTTTGGCGGTCGTGTGTTCACGCAGAGCCTCGGTTGCTTGACTCTTACCATATTTAACGACTAAATGGTCGCTTGACCGGCTCGTCTCGCCAGATGACTTGATGCGATCGTGTAGCTCTAGATCTGCGCTCTTCTCTCTCAAGACGAGCCGACTACGGACGTAAACGCCAAGATTTGAGCAGCGACCACGGACGTAAACGCAGAGTAGAGCTGGTGGCTTTTGCGGACTCGGCCCACCGCAAACGAGTGTACTACCTGCCTAACACACCGCCAACCCGCCAACCGCCGCTGTGTTACTTAGCTAAGGCACCACCAGGGGCACGCGCCAACCCGCCCGCGCCGCCAAAATTGCCGCCCGCCAACCCGCCACGGCAACCGCCAGGGGTTAGCGCCAATTTTGCCGCCCTATATATACGCCGCAATTTATTTTGCGCCTAACCGCATTATTTTGTTGCAATGGCAAAAACCCGCGCCTAATAAGGTGCCACGGCAACGGCACTACCGCCAACCGCCGCAACACAAGGGTTTGTTTATTTATGGCTACCACCAAAAAAACCGCCGCCGCCACCGCCGCCAAGGTTGCTAACATTGCCCGCGCCGCTAGCGCCATTAACCGCCACGGCCTAACCGCCGCCGCCCGCCTTAGCGCCGCTACTGGCGTTAGCGCCGCCAGCGCCAACCGCTACGCCAAGGGCGCGGTTAACGTACCCGCCACGGTTAACGCCCTTAGCGCCACGTTTGCCGCTACCACGTTTAGCCTAACCGCCTTGGGCAAGGCGGCGGTTAGCGCCAACGGTTGCATAGGCAACAAGGGTCAGCCTACTGTTATGGGCTTAACCGCTTGCGGCCTTGCTAATGCGGGCGGCACCGCCACGGGCGCACAAGTGGCCGCCGCTATACTTGGCAACCCTGCCCTAGTTACCGCCATGCTAGGCACAAAGGCGGGCGGGCACCATGTTATTGCCACCGCCGCCCTAGCCGCCCGTTGGGTACAAGGGTACGTTAACGGGCTTTGCCGCCCGCAACATGGGCTAGCAACCCGCGCCTAACGGCAAGGGGCTAGGCTAACCGCCTAGCCCCTACTACCCGCCACTGTATTATAAAGGTAACACACCATGTACGCGCCTACCACCTGCCAACCCGCCGCCATGCCGCGCCGCGCCGCCTACCTAACCGCCGCCCTTTACCACTATGCGCCCGCGCCCTATGCGCCGCGCCGCTATGGCAAGGCGGTTAGCATGGCCGCGCAACTGGCAAACTATAGCCCCAAATTGCGCGCCGCCTACCTTGCCCGCCAATGGGCGCGCATTGCCAACGGGCAAAAGCCAAACTGGCCAAAGCGCCCATAGCCGCCCGCCAGGGCCAGCCGCCAAGCGGGCGCTACCCAAGTACCGGGTAGCGCCCGCTTTGCGCTGTAGGGTGCCCCTATGGCCGCCTAAATGCCATGCCGCCTATGGTACCGCCCTATAGGGTACCACCCGCCCCCACCCGGCGCCTCAGTGACTGCAACACAAAATTCTTCGAAAATTCTCAGATTTACTTGTCAATCCTCTCATCTCATGCTACACTCACCCCATGCGAATCCTCATATCTTGTGAGTTCTCCGGCATAGTACGCGACGCCTTCATCCGCCGCTCTGAGACGAACAACCTTAACCACGAAATAATCTCCTGCGACCTCCTACCCTCAGAATCCTCATTCGGCCCACATCTCCAGACCGACGTCCTAGGACTACTCGACAACGGCTGGGACCTCATGATCGCCTTCCCACCATGCACCTACCTCGCGAGATCAGGTATCCACCGAAACCGTGACTTCCCATCCCGAGAGCAAAAGACCAGAGACGCAGCCACCTTCTTTAAGCGACTCTGGAACGCCCCCATCCCGAGAATCTGTATAGAGAACCCACCGGGAGTCATTCACAAGCTCACAGGAGTCCCGGTGCATCAAACAGTGCATCCTTGGCAGTTCGGCGACCCAATCTCTAAAACTGTCTGCCTACGGCTCAAAGGCCTCAAGCCGCTACGTCACCGCAAGTATGTCCCGCCTCCCTACACTTCCGCCAATGATCATCCAGCTAGCTATGATCGAGCACAGAACCGCAGTCGCTTCTTCCCCGGCATCGCAGCGGCTATGGCCGAGCAATGGGGCTCGTACGACTAAACGCCACTTGCCTCATGAGCTAGTTCCTGCTACACTCAGTTTACGATGAGGACCACGGCTGAATCGTCCCATGACGATTCACGCCCGAAGAAGGACACCCTCTCTTGGCCGATCCCACTGCCGCCGCCTATGCAAGGATCAACTCCGGAACCTCAAGGAGTCACACTCCCTACACGATCTTAGCCCCCGGCCTGAACGACATCGTCCCCAACCCATCCTACTCACAACGGTTTGATGCTTGGGCAACTCTCAGGGATTGTTACGACGGCGAGAAGGTGATCAAGGAGGCTGGTGAGCAATACCTTCCAAAATTATCTGCTCACAGCCCCGACGAGTACAAGACGTATAAGCATCGGGCTTATTTCTACAACGCCGTCAGGCGCACACATCGCGGCCTTCACGGATCCTTATTCCGCAAGCCTGTGGAGTTCAGCATCCCGGCAGGGATGGGAGCTAAGCTGAACATCTGCAATATCACGCAGGACGGGCAGTCCTTTCAAGCGTTTATGCGGATCCTTGGGCATGAGCTGTTGCTCACAGGTCGATTCGGCATCCTGGCCGACTTCAAGGCCGATCAGGCGAATAGCCCCTACTTAGCCGGATATCTCGCGGAAAACATCTACGCTTGGCGGCTCAAGACGTTTGAGGACCGGGAAATCGTCGATCGTGTAGTACTCCTTGAGTCCGAGGTGGTTCCCACCGAGTATGGTGCTACGACACAGTTACTCATACGTGTCCTCCGGCTGGACCCATCCTCCAATGGCTCAGGCAAGATGGTCTACAGCCAGACCATCATTCGGCCGAACCCCACCGATCCTAAGAGTACGCCCACGCGTCAGAACATCGCGGTCAACATTCGCGGCAGGACTCTGGACTATATCCCGTTCGTGTTCTTCAATGCGATGGATCTGCGGGCAGAGTGTGGGCCACCGCCTCTCGAGGACATCGCAAGCATAAACGTCAGCCACTTCCAGTCCACCGCTCACTTGGAGCATGGTCGCTTCTATGCGGGGATGCCCACCTATGTCACGGCGGGATCTGGAGCGAACAAGCTGCCCGGACTTCCCGAGGGGCTCACCAATACGAATCCGCTAACGGTCGGGCCATCTTTTGTTTGGGAGCTAGAGGAAAATGCTAAAGCGTGGCTGCTTGAGTTCACTGGTCACGGGCTTACCTTCCTTGAGAATGCGGTCGATTCCAAACAGTTACAGATGCAGTCCCTCGGAGGTCGACTCATCAGTTCAACCCGTCGTGCAGCCGCTATGTCCGACGAAGCGTGGCAACTCCTAGAGACTGGTGACGAAGCCACCCTGATGGATGTCGCTCAGGTATGTGACGAGGGCGTTACGAAGGCGCTTGCATATCTGGGCGACATCCTAGGGGAGATTCCTGCTGACAGTGTCCATGTCCCGAGCAAGCACAAGATCCTTGTAGAGTTCAACAAGGAGTTTGTCCGTTCGGAACTCACCGCTCGCGAGCTAAGAGCTCTCCAGGCTCTGGCCGAGCGTGGTCATATCCCGAACGACGTTATGTACTACGCGCTTCGTGAGGTTGGCGTCATACCGATTGAGTACAGCTTGGATGACTTCACAGCTCTGCTCAAGAAGGACGAGCAGAAATGGAAGCCACCTCCGCTGCCGGGAACGCCGGGAGGGCCAGAGCTGCCGCCTACGACGAATCCTCCTAGCGGTACTACAGGAAATCCTGGTCCGGGAGTCCGACCACAGACCGCACCACGACCAGTTCTATCAGTTCCGCCGAAAGAGTAACTTCCTACGGCCTATACTCTCATATCAACCCAAAGGAAGTAGAAATGGCAAAGAAAGCCCTACCCAAGTCAGCTTCTGAAGCTGCTCCGCCGGAAGATGTCAAGACCGACCCGAATACCCCGATGTCAGAGGTTGCTACTCCTGTCGGCACACCGCTGGATCCTGCATTCTTTGAAGCAGGTGCTCCCCCGGTTCCAACTCAGCTTTGCGCGTATGAATATACGCATACGGTCTGTGGGACTGAGGGTGCTATGGATAATCGTACCTACTATCTCTGGTATTGTTATCCATGGCTGGTGACCGGTCTGTTCTGCACGAAGTGCAACGCGGCCATCAGAATCGGTGAAGACGGTGAGATGGAATGGTCAGACGGCTCGGGCAAGTGCATCCTGCCGGATGACGTTCCTATGACGTCGGTTCCTGTGCCTGATTCGATCGGGTTCTTCAATCAGCTGAATCCGCTATGGCCGAGTCCTGGCGAACATCCTCCTGAAGGAGAGCCAGTAGTTGCTCCAGCAGGAGCTACGACGCAGACCAAGGTGGAAGATCCGGCCAAAGCTCAGGCTCAGGATGAACTCGCCAAGGCAGAAGCCGACAAGAAGTAGGCCCACTCAAGCAATAAGGAAGTAGACAATGTACAGGACGAAAATTAAGCACAAGACCTGTGGTAGCGAACTGCGTATGGACCAGGACTTGGAGAACAGGTTCTACTCGCGGCCTCACGTGGTCACGGTCATCTATTGCCCAGTCTGCGATCTCGCGGTTCGGGTTGGCCCGAACAGCCTTATCATCTGGGCCGATTCTGGTGCGCCTGTGGAGCCGGGTCATCCCGACAACACGCTGCCCGAGAACGAGGTTCCTCCCGGTGAGGTGGACAACACCTTGCCTGAGGCCGGAGTTCCCGATCAGGGTCTGCCAATTGAAGGAGGCGGTGAAGTGGACAACTCGCTCCCAGACGTTCAGCCTGGAGTAGACAACGAGCTTCCAGGCGAGCAGCCTGAGGTAGACAACGAGCTTCCAGGCGAGCAGCCTGAGGTAGACAACGAGCTGCCAGAAGGAGGCGGAGATGCCAGCACCAAGCCAATCGACCCAGATGCTCCGGCACCGGACAATACTCTCCCCGAGGGCGAAACTCCAGTTGATCCGGGATATGGCGTTGAAGGAGGCTCTGGAAACAAGCCGGATAACAGCCTCCCTGGAACGCCGACTACGAAGCCGATCGACCCAGACGCTCCAAAACCTGACAATGAACTTCCTGGAGGAGGTGAACCGTCTGAACCTGACTCTGGAGGCGGCTCTGGTGGATCTCCAGACCAGAGCCTCCCAGGCCAAGGACCTCGTCCAGACAACAGTCTCCCAGGTCAAGGCGGCAAGCCCGGAGAACGGGACGTAGATCTTGATGTCCATATTGATCGGGATGGTGAAGGCAGTGGCGACAAGCCGAAGCCGAAGCCAAAGCGCCGCTAATCGGTGTTACTCAACGGGGGCGGGGAGTCACAAGCTCCTCGCCCTTGGAGTTAGTACGATGCCCCTGAAGAAAGGTAGTTCAAAGAAGGCTATAAGTGCGAATATCCGCACTCTTCGGCATGAGGGTAAGCCCCAGAAGCAAGCGATCGCAATCGCTATGTCTAAGGCCGGGAAATCCCGTAAACGCGGGAGAAAGAAATGAAGTACATGACCCAGCGCAACGCGACGAAGCTAGTGTACGCCATTGGTCTCACGATCGTTGGCTTGGTTCTCATCTATTTAGTTACTCAGTAGTGTAAATAGGCACTTGTCAGGCTTTAGCCAGCGTGTTACTCTCTCCTTGTCCATGGAGGGTCTGTGGATCTTGACCGGCGGGGTCGGTCACGCTGGAGACTGATATGCCTGAATTGATCTTTGATGCTCAGGACGCTGTTCCTGAACCAATCCGCTCCATCGCAGTTGAGAAAGAAGGCAAGTGGGTCGCGAATGTCGTGCCCAAGGCCGAGCTGGACGACTTCCGCAATCGGAACGTTGAGCTCTCTCGCGAGCGCGATGCAGCCACCGGAATTTTCGGTCGGCTAACCCCTCTCGGTTTTGATCCTGCGAAGGTGGACGAGTTCGTCACTGGTTACAGTGAGCTTCGGGACATCAAGCAGCAGGTGGACGACGGGAAGCTCGTCGCTGACACTTCTCTCGCTGAAGCCATTGAGGCCAAGACCGGCGAGATGAAGAAGGGTTACGAAACTCAGATCGGCGGCTTGCAGAATGAGGTCGCAACCTACAAGGGTGAGAACGAGAAGCTGACCAATCGGCTGAATCGTTCCATCATTGATCAACAGGTGATGCAAGCCATCAACGATCCGAAGAGCGGTGCATTGCCGGAAGCCACTCGTCAGATTCTGCGCGAAGCGCATGACACCTTCCAGATCGGTGAGAACGAAGCTCTTATCCCGATGGACAATAACGGCCATGTGATTTATGGTGGCGACGGTGCTACACCGATGACTCCAGTGGAATGGCTGAAGAAGCTGGCTGAAACGAGCCCGTTCTTCTTCAAGGGTTCGCAGGGTGGTGGAGCTGGCGGTGGTCAGGGTCCGGGAAGCGGGCCACTCACTGCGGCGCAGATTGCGGCTATGTCGCCTGAAGAGAGGATGACCTATGGACGTGAACACGGGATGACAGGAAGTTAGACTGAGGATGGGGTCGTAGATCCTCGTCCTGCGGCCCCAACTTCATAGAAGGCGGTAGCCAGTGTCGGCGGAAAATTTCGTCGTCGGTAATCCTAAGGGCAACAACGTAGATCTCGTGATCACGTTCGTTGCCCGAGATGGTACTCGCAAGAAGTTTAAGACTCTTAGGCCGGGAGAGGCGTGTCGCTGTGACAAAAGAGAAGTCTTAGTTACTGAAGCGCCGCGCCCTCCTCGCCTCACAATGCAAAGTGATGGTAGTTTTGTCGCAGACCGGTCGAAAGGACCGAGGCGTTAGGGCAATGAGTGATGAGGAACGAGCGGCGGGCGTGCATTGGGATCGCGACTATTATCCTGGTAGTTTTCTTTCTGGCCCTATACGGCCTCACTATGGGGTCTCAGGATGTTATGGCACCCTAGTACCCACGCGGGCGCGCGAGAGGTCTCATGAACGTTACAGGCGTTCTAGGAAAGCTGTGAAGGCTAGCAGGTACCCGCCACGGCCAAGGCCAGAGATCTGTTCCCAGTCTCCAATTATTTTGCCACGTCACTTGTCAAACTTCAGAGGCGGGTGTATGGAGGGAGGGTGGGCCTCTTCATGGAGGTTTGCTTCCGCGGCTCGGCCGTGACAGACGAGGAATTTAGCCATGCCGATGACTCTGGTAGAAGCCGCCAAGCTTGAGACTCGCAATCTCGTACGCAGCGGTGTCATTGAACAATTTGCTCGCACCTCGGAAATTCTGCGGGTTCTCCCGTTCCAGGATATCCAGGGCAACGCGCTCGCCTATAACCGCGAAGAAGTCCTTCCGGGCGTCGCCTTCCGTGGCGTCAATGAGGGATATCCGGAAAGCGTGGGTGTCATCAACCCCGCGACCGAGACCCTGTACATCGCGGGCGGTGATCTGGACGTCGATCGGTTCATCATTCAGACGATGGGAGCCGGTGTTCGTTCAACCCACGAAAATATGAAGATCAAGGCACTCGCCCAAGCATGGACTACCAAGTTCATTAAGGGCGATACTACGATTCAGCCACGCGAGTTCGACGGCCTCCAGGCCCGACTCACTGGCTACAACCTCATCCCGGCGGGCAGCACGTCCGGCGGCGACCCTCTCAAGCTTGAGATTCTCGACGAGGCCATTGATCGGGTGACTAACCCGACCCATATCCTCATGAGTCGCGCCCTACGTCGCAAGTTCAAAGGTGCGCGGAACAATCCAGCAGTCGCCGGCTCTATCACTCTCGACAAGGACGATTTCGGTCGGCCGGTTGACGTGTACAACGGGCTTCCACTTCTCACCACTTACGGTGATGCCGTATCGCCCGATCCGCTCGGTTTCAATGAAGCCGGTCCTGGTGGCGGAAGCACTTCCACTTCGCTCTATGTTCTCAGCATGGGAACGGATGCAGTCTCCGGCATCCAAAATGGCGGGATGGATGTTCGCGATCTCGGGGAGCTGGACACGATGCCTCTATGGAGGACTCGCGTCGAGTGGTACTCGGGTCTCGGCATCTTCAACGGTGCCGCTGCCGTTCGTGTCTGGGGCATCTCCAATGCTCCGATCGTAGCTTAATCGGAGAGCCCGAGAGGAGATTTGATATGTCCGTAAAGCGCAATCAACTAGATGCCACTATGGATGCGGCCACTCAGCTGAAAGATGCGGGTGCGGCGATTGCTAGTGGCGCAGGAACGGTCGGTGGTGCTGCTCGCGTTGTCAACGTCGGGCCAGCCATTCTCAGTGCCGTGTTCACGGTGGATATCATCGCGCAGACGATCGATGCTACGGCGGCGTACGACATTCGCCTCCAGGCTTCGTCGGATCCGTCGTTCGCCACGGACGTGACCATCGTCGCCAATGTTCAGTCGGTTCTCGTCGCTACGGGCGGTGAAGATCGTCCGGGTATTGGTCGTCGGTCGGTCCCGTTCAACAACATCGGCGAAGATGGTGCCCCGAAGGCTTATCTTCGGGTGTATCACCAGATTGCTGGTACCACGCCATCGATCAACTACGCGGCTATGATCACGCAGAACCCGCTGCCATAAGTCGGCTGGGATAAGGAGTAATAATATGAGCACTGTCCAAGAAACGCTCATTCCTGCCTCGATGGTTCCCGGCTTGGTGACGATTGAGGATGGGGAGGGCAATCGCAAGAACGTCTATCCCATTGATGCCAAGGAGCTCCTTGCATCCGGCGAGTTCACGCTCGTTGAAAATGGCGCGATCGAGGCTTCCCGCATGGCGGCGACGCCACTGCGCTCTGGCTATGCTTCGGGTATTCCGAGCGAGCAGATTATCGCCGAAATCTCCGGTGTTGAAGGTCGCATCCTAGCGGCTGCCGATGAAGATGCCGCTGCCGAGGTCAAGGAAGCTGGTGACAGTCCCGATGCCAATCGCGAGCCGAGTGCCGTTCCAGCGGTCGGCTACACGGCGATGCAGGATGCTTCCGGTGCCGCGAATATGCCTCCGGCCGAAGAGGGCGATAAGGTTGAGCACAAGGGCGCGGCTGCTCGTGCTCGCGGTGACGACCGTGGCGGCAAGCCGACCCAGATGCCGGCTCAGCGCACTCCTGCTTCCAGTGGAATCGGTGGTGACAAGAAGGACGACGACAAAAGGTAAGTTTTCCGCCAGCCTGCGGAGCTTGACGTCCGTCGCAGTTCCGCGCTGCGGCGGACGTTTTCTCAAGAAGGAGCTAGACGGAATGCCCACCATCCCCGGCCCTGTGGATGATGCTGGCAACATCACTGTTCCCGCTGAAGGCGGGGCGACAATCCCCATTAAGGAAATGTCTACTGATGAACCCTCTGAACAAATAGATATCTCATCGCTGCCGCTTAACTTCTATGTCGCTGGTCGCTTTGAAATAGTTCCGGGGCCAAATCCTAATGATGTTTTCGGTCGTCTTTTGGTTATCACTGAAGCGAATGCCGACATACTTTCCACTAAAGGTCATCCGTTTCAACTCCTGGATCTTACAGATCCTGACGTCCCTATCCCTCTTTGGAGTGGGACAATTCGGAGAGGTGAATGAGCGAAGTACTAGTTCTTCGCAAGCAAAGCGAAGTTACGATTATTCGCTCGGAGAAACTCACTACTAGCCATACTACAGAAGTGATCTCCGAGGTTACGTTTATTCGTACGGAGCCGGTCTCTTGCGTCTTCACCACAGTTCCTCTTACTGAGGTAGTTATTAAGAACTACCCTGTTTCTGAAGTCGTCATCATAAGAGGAAGCTTAGGCGGCGGAGTCACGAACGGGGATAAGGGTGATGTCATTGTCACCAACGCTGGTTCTCCTGAGGAGAATTGGGAGGTTCCTGAATTAGATTTTAAGGCCGACAAGACATATGTCGATTCAGAGCTCGCGGAAAAAGCAGACATCACCTATGTTGATGCAAGTCTAGCGGTCAAGGCCGACAAGACATATGTCGATTCAGAGCTCTCGGAAAAGGCAGACATCACCTACGTTGATGCTGGCCTAGCCACGAAGGTAGATACTGACGACGCTAATGCAGCGCTCGCACTCAAAGCCGATATCACCTATGTTGATGCTGAGAATGCTGAGCAGGATGCTGCTATCGCTCTCAAAGCTGATCAAGTCTACGTTGATGATGAGCTGGCTCTCAAGGCTAATCTCGTTGGGGATGACTTCACTGGCCCAGTCACTGTTCCGGATGAACCCTACGGCTCATCTTGGAATGATTCAACTCAGGTCCCAACCAAGAACGCCGTTTATGATCAACTTGAATCGTTGAAACTCGGTGGGTCTTCTGTTGATACTTTTGATTTTGACTTTAGCACTAATACGGAGGAGCCTCCGAATTCTAAGCAAATTCGTCTTGATGTCACAAATGCGAGTGACGCCACTAAGATTTGGGTCTATCACCTGACTAACAATAATTTTGATCCGGCATTGATGCTAGCCTCAATTAAAGTTGGCAGTGATATTCTTTTACAGGATCAGGCTGACAGCTCTATCAACCATCGTTATAATGTCATTGATTCAGTAGAAAATAAGGGAACTTATTCCGAGATTCCGGTAGAGTGGCTGGAAGGAAGTAATTCATTTGTCAATAATCGCGACACTCTCCTAGCGATTATTCGTATTGCTGAACCGGCGATGCCCCTTACTGGAGGGGAATTCACTGGCGATATCGCTGTCCCTGATGATCCCTACGGTCCAACGTGGGATGGAAACACCGACGTCCCAACTAAGAATGCTCTCTATGATAAGATTGAAACCCTTGGAACTGGGCAAGGAACTGGTGTCACCGATGGTGATAAAGGCGACGTTGTCGTAAGTGGCGAAGGTGAAGTCTGGGAAGTCCCTGAGCTGGACAATAAGGCTGACACCACTTATGTTGATGCAGGTCTCGCTACGAAAGCTGATTATGATGATACTGTTTCGGCATTAGCGACTAAAGCGAGTATCTCGTATGTAGATATCGGTCTTGCCACGAAGGCTGATGAAGCTCAGGTAGAAGCAGATCTAGCTGAAAAAGCAGATATCACCTATGTTGATGCAAGTCTAGCGGTTAAGGCTGATAAGAATTATGTAGATTCTGAACTAGCCGAAAAAGCCGACCTCACCTATGTTGATGCTAGTTTAGCTTCTAAAGCTGATATTGCTTATGTTGATGCTGGTTTGGCGACGAAGGCTGATCAGGAAGATTTAGACGCTAAGGCTGATGCAGCAGATCTTGATAATTATATGCCGAAGACCGGTGGTCAATTCACTGGTGATATTTACGTTCCCGATGAAGCCTATGGCCCTGCTTGGAATGAGAATTTTGACGTCCCGACTAAGAATGCTCTTTACGACAAGATTGAAACCATTGAATCTGGTGTTGGTGGTATTGTCGGTATCACTGATGGTGATAAGGGTGATGTTGTTGTTTCCGGAAATGGAGAAGTCTGGGAGGTTCCTGAGCTAGATACAAAAGCCAATGTCGAGGATCTAGATGCTAAAGCTGATAAATCATATGTGGCGACGCAATTAGCTGAAAAGGCTGATCTTGCTTATGTTGACTCGGAGCTAGCTGAGAAAGCTGACACCACTTATGTAGATACTGAACTCGCCGGAAAAGCTGATATCACATATGTTGACTCGGAGCTAGCTGAGAAAGCGGATATCACATATGTTGACTCAGAGCTAGCTGAGAAAGCTTCTACTGCGGACTTGACACTTAAGGCAGACATTACTTATGTAGATACTGAACTAGCTGAGAAAGCTGACATCATCTATGTTGATTCAGAGCTAGCTGAGAAAGCTGACACCACTTATGTAGATACCGAACTCGCCGGAAAGGCCGATCTAGCAGCTCTAGATGAAAAGGCTGATCTTGCTTATGTTGATGCTAGTTTGGCATCTAAGGCAGATGTCTCCTATGTTGATGCGGAATTAGCAACAAAAGCTGACCTAGATGATCTTGCCGATTATGCTGCTACTGGCGATGTTAATGCAGCTCTTGCTCTCAAAGCCGACACTATCTATGTTGATACTGAGCTGACTAAGAAAGCTGATCTTATTTATACGAACGAGCAGCTAGCCCAGAAAGCTAACACGGCTTATGTCGATTCAAAGTTAGTGCTCAAGGCAGATATATCGTATGTTGAATCTGAACTAGCGACAAAAGCTGAGACAGCAGACGTCAATGCGGCTTTGGATCTCAAGGCTGATGAAGCGACTGTTAATGCCGAGTTGGCTGGTAAAGCCAATACGAGTGATGTTAATGCTGCTCTCGCACTAAAAGCAGATGTAGATGATCTTGACGATAAAGCCAATATCACCGGAGATGACTTCCTCGGTCCTGTCACTGTTCCTGATGAACCTTATGGCCCGAGCTGGGACGATTCTACTCAGATACCGACCAAGGGTGCTCTCTATGATAAACTCCAAGCGATTGAAGCTGGGAGTCATATCCCTGATGGTGACAAGGGTGATGTCGTCGTATCGGATGGCGGCACAGTCTGGCTAGTTCCTGATCTCGCACTCAAGGCAGATGCTGCTCAGGTTCAGGCTGCGTTGGATCTCAAGGCTGATGAGGCAGACCTTGCTCTTAAAGCCGATATCACTTATGTTGACGTTGGACTTTCAGCTAAGGCAGATCAAACTTATGTAGATAATGAGCTAGTACTCAAAGCAGATCAGATCTATGTTGATGATCAGCTAGCTGATAAAGCTAACATCACTGATGTGCAAACTGCTCTCGCAGGGAAAGCAGATGCTACTGATCTCAGTGCAGGATTAAACCTCAAAGCTAACCTCGCTGGAGGCAATGTCTTCACAGGTATCCAGCAGTTTCAAGATCAGGCAGCAGTCCCGTATGAAATTTTCGGACCGACTTGGGATGGTGTGAATACCCTACCGACTAAAGCTGCTCTTTATACTAAATTCCTTTCTGTAGAACAAGCTATTCTCGGAGCACTTGTTTATCAAACGGTATGGGATGCTTCTACCAATACTCCGCCAATCCCAGATGCCGAGCCAGAGAATAAAGGCTGGTATTATAAAGTCAGTGTCGCTGGCTCTACCGATATAGATGGTATCACCGATTGGCAAGTTGGTGATTGGATTGTTAGTAACGGTGCGACTTGGGACAAGATTGATAACGCGGAAACTGTTTCTAGTGTTAATGGTAAGATTGGTGCAGTTGTCATTTCCAAGGATGACGTTGGCTTAGGGAATGCTGATAATACTTCTGATTCTGCGAAACCAATTAGTGTTGATACTCAGGCGGCGCTGGATCTTAAAGCCCCGCTTGTTCACACTCATGTTATTGCTGATACTGTAGGGTTACAGACTTCTCTTGATGCAAAGGCTCCAGTTTCTCACACCCATGGAATAAGTCAAGTCGTAGGCTTGCAGACAGAACTAGACGGTAAGGCTCCGCTAGTTCACACTCACGTTATTGCCGATACTACAGGACTTCAAGCTGCGTTGGACGGTAAGGCTTTACTTGTTCACACCCATAATATGTCTGACGTCATTGGTCTTGAGGATCAGCTCGCAGACATTCGCGCGGATATGGGTGGGTATCAACCCGCAGGATCTTATGCCCCACTAGTTCATACTCATGCTCTTGCAGATGTGAATGGTCTTGAGGATGAGCTTGATAATAAAGCTCCGCTGGTTCACACTCACGTTATCGCTGATACCACAGGACTTCAAATTGCTCTAGATGGTAAGCAGCCACTAGGTTCTTATGCTCCGCTAGTTCACACTCATGTTATTTCAGATGTGTCTGGCTTAGATGATATACTTAACAATAAGGCTCCATTAGTTCACGTCCACCCAATTAGTGACATCACTAATCTGCAGACTACCCTTGATGGAAAACAGCCTGTTGGAAATTATTCGCTAGTCGGGCACGTTCACCCCATCACAGAAATTACTGGACTTCAGGCTGCGCTTGATAGTAAGCAACCCGCAGGATCCTATGCGCCTCTGGTTCATACTCATGTGATTGCCGATGTAACGAATTTACAAACTTCGTTGGATTCAAAGCTGGACGATAGTCAGGCTGGGACATTTGGCTTGGCTCTTCTCGGGTCGGCTAATATGGCAGCAGCGAAGACCACTTTGTCATATACCAAGGCGGATATTGGTTTAATCAATGTAGATAATACGAGTGATCTTAATAAGCCTGTTTCAATTGCGACTCAGCTTGAATTGGATGGCAAGGCTAGTGTAACTCACTCTCATGTCGCGGACGATGTGGAAGGTCTGGTAGATGCTCTCATTGCAAAGCTGGATGATAGCCAGCTAGGTCAACCATATGGAGTTGCTTCTCTTGGTCCAGATGGAAAGGTACCAACGGAACAGCTTCCGGCTCCGTCAGTAGCAGGAGTCACTAGCTTTAATTCTCGTATAGGTGCCGTATCTCTTCTCAGTGGAGATGTGATTACTGCGCTAGCTTATACTCCAGCGAGTGATGCACTCTTTAACAACACAGTCAAAGGTCTTACTCCTCCCAGTGGTGGCGGAACTACTGCATTCCTTCGTGCTGATGGAAACTGGGCTGTCCCTCCAGGTGGAACTGGCGGCGGCGGCGATGCTATCTGGGGTTCTATCACTGGTACTCTTACCGATCAAGCGGATCTTGTTAATGCCTTGAATGCCAAGCTAGATCTCACTGGCGGAACTTTGACTGGTGACCTCACCATCAGTAAAGCTCTGCCGAATATCATTATTAATCCGACTTCAGGGAATGCTTTCTTCAATCTTCGTGCGACCAATGGTGGTAATGATGGATTGAATCTTGTGGCTTCTGCGGCATCAGGAGTCTTCTTCCGATCAGATAGTACCACGTTCTCCAACAGGGCGAATAGCACACAGTATATGACTCTGGGTGCGGCTGGTTTGAATGTGGTCACTGGCAATCTTTCAGTCGCTGGGGTAAATGTCTCACTCGTCGGTCATACTCATGTGATCGCAGATGTGACCGGTCTCCAGACTGCACTTGACGGGAAGCAGGCTGCGGGGAGTTATGCTCCTCTGGTTCATACTCACATAATTGCAGATGTGACCGGTCTCCAAAGCGGACTGAATTCCAAAGCTAATCTCGCTGGAGGTAATACCTTCACAGGCGACCAGACTGTTCGTACGTCTGACCCAGCCATTAATCTATGGGGCGATGGCTTCACTACTAACCTTAATTTCCGCAACACTTATTCCAGTGTCGATTATCTTGTCGGCACCATCACCAGCTATCTCGGAACAGGCTTGCAGGTGAACGGTTATTCGACCGTTCAGTTTCGGGCGAACAACGAGATTATTTCAATCATCAGTCCGGCCGGAATGCAAATGCAACCGGGCAAGACTTTACTTGTCAATGACGAAGCCTATGGTGCGAGTTGGGATGGTAGCCTTGATGTCCCAGCAAAGAATGCGGTTTATGACAAGATTGAATTGATATCTACCGCTCTTGCTGGTAAAGCATCACTAGTCCACACTCACGTGATTGCAGATGTCACAGGACTCCAGACTGCTTTGGATGGGAAGCAAGCAGCGGGAAGTTATGCACCTCTGACTCATACTCATGTGATTGCGGATGTTACTAATCTACAGACTCAACTAGATGGAAAGCAGCCGGTCGGTTCGTATGCGCCTTTGGTTCATACTCATAGCATTTCAAATATCACTGGCCTTCAAACTGCATTGGATTCTAAGCAACCTGCTGGATCTTATCAGCCAGCCGGAGACTATGCTGCATCAACTCACACGCATGTAATTGATGATGTTACTGATCTTCAACCAGCACTTGATTTAAAGGCTGATACCACAGATCTTAATGCTTATTATCTCACGACCGGTGGAACGCTAACTGGTAATGTCTCCATCTCTTCGGCTAATCCGGCTGTCACTCTTAATCCTACTTCTGGAACGAGTGTTATTGATCTTCGTGGTACAGCTAGCACGAATGATGGAATGCGTCTACAGGGAGGTGTCGGGGCATTCGGGTTCATTCGTAGCGATACATTGACTTTTACTAATCGTGCTAATAGCACTACGTTCGCTACTCTGGCTTCTAGTGGATTTAATCTTGTCGCTGGTACATTATCACAGGGTGGAGTCGCTGTCAGCCTAGTCGGTCACACTCACCCGAACTTTACTAGTTCTGTAGCTGGCTTCGCTCCTGCTAGCGGTGGGAATGCGTCCCATTTCTTAAGTGCTGATGGGACTTGGAAAGCTCCTACAGTTCCAGCGGGTACAGTCGCTTGGGGAGCGGTCACAGGTACACTATCCGATCAAGCGGATCTTACTGCTGCTTTGAATGCTAAGGCAAATCTGGAGGGCGGTAATCTCTTCACTGGTGACCAGACTATCAACGCTGATTACACAGTAATTCAGAGTGCTGATGCAAGTACTCTGTATGGTATGTTCAGCGCTGATGGCTTTGAAACCCCGTTTATCTCAGCCAATGATATTTATGCCGATCGGATGGCCATCTCAGGTACTCTTGATCCAAACTACAAACTGTATATCTCTACTAACAAAGCGATTCGTTTTGGTTCTACTAGTGCGGCTTGGTCTGCCCCTCTCATCTGGGGTGAACAGGCTCCGATATCATGGGCTATCACACCGGATCTTTCTACTCTAGCTTTGGGAACCTCTAGTAACCATAACGTGAGCTTCCGTCGTGGGGGGACGGAACGACTTCTGCTTACTGATACCGGAGCGAATGTCGCTGGTACGTTGACTGTCAATGGCTCACCTGTAAGTCTTCTCAGCGATCTTGCTAATTACGTTCCTCTAACTCAGAAGGGTGCGATTGATGGCGTTGCTCCGCTGGACGGTACTGGAAAGGTCGCGTCAGCTTATCTACCGAGCTATGTTGATGATGTCATTGAAGTAGCGAATTACGCTGCTCTTCCTGTGACTGGTGAAGCAGGTAAAATCTATGTTACCCTGGACAACAACTATCAGTATCGTTGGTCTGGTTCTACTTATGTTCAACTCGGCGCTGCGGGAGGAGCAGCGGTGTGGGGTGCGATCACTGGTACGCTTTCGGCTCAGACTGATTTGAATACTGCGTTGAATTCTAAGTTTGACAAATCCGGGGGCACAGTTTCCGGCCACTTGACTCTGTCTACAACTAACCCGACATTGACCTTGCAGGGCGACGCGTCAAGTTACTATGGCGGTATCTATATCAACGGCGCAGCGTGGCAATCTAGCATCACTCCCTATGGGGGTCTTAACTTTGACACGACTGGCCTTCTCAATTTCCTGACTGATGGCGTGTCGCGGATGCATATTGCGGACACCTATATCTCTTCTCAGGTGCCTGATGTGTATGTCGGTGCGAGCAACATCGCCGGACAGACGGCTAATTTCCACCTTCGCAGCACTACTGCTGTAGCTAACCTTTACTTCAAGTCCTACAATGCTGATGGCAGCGGCGAGGCTGTTGATGGGGTCCTGTCTAGCTATCGTGGTTCAGGTCTCCAGCTTAATGGTAATTCAACAGTTGAGTTGAGAGCTAACGGTGGAACTGTTGCCACGGTTGCTCCAACGGCAATCGTCATGGCGGCAGGCAAGACTCTTCTTGTTAATGATGAAGCCTATGGGGCGAGCTGGGATGGTTCAAATGATGTTCCGACTAAGAACGCACTCTACGATAAAATCCAGACGCTAGGCGCTGGAGGTGGCGGTTCTACTTCGGATACTGCTTACGGTCCTAGTTGGGATGGGGCAACTACTGTTTCTCCTTCGCAGAACGCAGTCTATGATAAGATTGAATCTGTCATAGCTACGATCCCGGCGGCGACCTCAAGTATCGTTGGGATCACCGGGACTTTAGCCCAATTTAACACCGCGCTGACCGATGGTGATTTCGCGGTGCTCGCGGCTAACACCTTCGTAGGCGACCAGACTATCAATGCTGCGCTCACCGTCGCGTCTGGTGCCAGCACCATCGGTATTTCGCCGTCGTCAGGCACACTCAATCTCGGTAACAGCAGCGGCACTGGCCCGATTGTCGTCGGCGCGGTCAGCGGCACTGGCCTGATCACGGTTGGCCGCTCTACTCTTACACAGTCTCTTCGCTTATCCGCAGGTGCAACCTCCTCCGGCAACACCAAGACCATTGACCTCGGCACAGGTGGGTTGGCTGGCTCGACTACTGTTATCAACATCGGCTCGGCAACCAGCACGACCACGGTTACGGTTGGCGGATCACTAGTCAACATAAAGGCGCAAGGAACATCGCTGACTGCTACTGATCAAATACAGCTGAGGGAACCCGGCCTCTCCTCTGGCTATATGTTCAATATGGGTTATCTCAATGCTGTTGGAGGAAATGGCTGGCAGGGTGCTCTTGATGTGCTTCAGGGAGGCGTTGGGGGTTTCCTGACTCTTAATCCGTCTGGTGGGACGGTTGTCTCTGGAGGGCCTTTCCGTGTTCCGGATGAAGCTTATGCGGCGGCGTGGGATGGAAAGCTGGAAGTCCCTACCAAAAATGCGGTCTATGATAAAATTGAATCTGTCATCGCGACAATTCCTGCTGCACCTTCAACAGTCATTTCTAATACTATCTATGGAGCTGGCTGGAATGGCGTCACAACCATCGCTCCATCACAAAACGCCGTCTATGATGAAATGGAGCTTAGGTATCTTAAGACAGGTGGTACTCTCACTGGTAACGTAACAGTCAGTCTCGCTAATGCGGCGCTGACACTTAATCCAGTCACCGGTTCTACTGTCCTTGATCTTCGCGGAACAGCTAGCACGAATGATGGTCTGCGTTTACAGGGAATAGGAGCTGAGTGCTACTTCCAGTGTGATACGACTTCATTCAAGAACCGGGCTGGCTCAGCCAATTTCATGGTTCTCAATTCTACTAATCTGGCGATGACTGTTCCTATCACTGTGCCAGATGCAGCTTATGGTCTCGGTTGGAACGGTTCTACACAAGTGCCGACCAAGAATGCTGTCTATGACCAGATGGAGATTTTGAATACTGCGGTTGTCGCCAAAGCGAATACTACTGATCTTGCGAACTACGTTCCTAAGACATTCGCTGGTACGAATACAATTCAGGCGACAGGTGCTTCGGGTAATGTAGTTGTAGAACAGACTGTGGGTACTTATGGCGGAACTCGCCTAACTGTTCAGTCAGTCACTGGCTGTCACGGTGCCCAATTTGAAAGTATCAGTGGTCTTGATCTCGTTGACTTCGCCTTTAAGATTCCTACTGGGGTGGTAAAGCTAGTTCGGCTTGAGGCTCGTGCTGTACAACTCACTTCTCCGAACACTTGGGAATTCCAGATTGGGTCGGGTCCTGCTCCTGAACTTAAGATTGGTGATGGTGCGGTAATCGTTAAATCGGGTCTTCAATTTAAGGTCGGCACCGCAGATGTCATCACTTCTCTCGGTGGTACCCTCACTGGAGATCTTGTTGTTCCTGATGAAGCCTATGGCGCTGGCTGGAACGGCTCAATGGAAGCACCGACTAAGAATGCAGTCTACGATAAAATTGAAACGCTAGGGTCTGGTGGCGGTGGTCTCACCGACGGCGACAAGGGTGATGTGCTTGTAGCTTCGTCTGGTGCATCGCTGACTGTCCAGAGCGCGGCTGGTAACTTCAACTGTGTTGGTCAGCTTCAGCTTGATAGTGGCGGTGGCAATCAGATACGAATCAAGGCCGCTGGTACCGTACCGACAGTTCTTCATCGTGTAGATAGTGCCAACTACTACACTCTGTTGACCGACGCTGGTGCTGCGGCGAGTGATACATGGAATACCTTGCGCCCGCTCTACATTAACTTGACTTCTGGCCTTCTGGCCTCGGCTAATGGTCAAAGTTTCGGTGGCGGGACAACTGTCACCAGCACACTAGCTGTCAGCGGAGCAGCTACATTCAGCACGACTGTCGGTATCGCCAGCAACCTGAGCTTGTCCAGTGCAACCCCGGTAATTCTATTCGGGCCGGGACCACATGCACGAATCAGTTCTACTACCACCATGTTGAATTTCCGTGGCTATGCTCATCACTGGGAGCGGGAGAGTGATGGCGCGACCTTAATGGACTTATCCAACGGTGGCAGTCTGTCATTCCCCGGTACTCTGGTAGTCGGTAGTACGATCAGTAGCGGAGGGAACATCTCTGGGCAGAGTGCAACATTTATCAACAGTGCAGGAACTTTTGCGGGTTCGAATGTTTCCTCCACTATTGAGGCACGAGCAGTAGATGGTGCTTCATGTGCTTCAATCGCATTACATCGTCCAGGTCAGGTGGCGATGCATCTTGCGCTTGATGGAGATGGCCTGTTTAAGATTGGCGGTTGGAGCTGGTCGTTCAGTAACCCTCCGTTGACACTGAGCAGCGGTGGTAATCTATCTCTTGCAGGCAACGTCAATGCTGTCGGCACTGTAACAGCGGCGGTGTTCACAACCGGAGGGGCAAGCGCCTGTCTCAATTTAACTGACCGAGACGGTAGTGGTACTGCCATTCTCTATAACCAAGCCGACACCTTCCGGGTCTATTTCAGCGGTGACCAATTCGCTGTCACTAGCGCGGGTAATGGATCATTTGCAGGAACATCTCTTACCGTCGGCGGGGTAGAGGTTGTAAAGGCCGGTCTAGCTACAGCCTCCGGTTTGACAATGGCTGCGACGAACCGATTCCTAGGCCGTGACACGGCAGCGGCTGGTCCGGTCGAGGAACTCACCGCTGCTGCCGCAATGACTATACTCGGTGCGGCACCGGATACTCCTCGCGTCGGTACTTCGACTTCAGCTGCAACTCTAGTCCCTGTCGCTACCAATGACATGACCACCCGCACGACGCAGACGGTTACGCTGGCAGTCTCAGCACCGACAGGCACAGCGGTCAATGGATTCGGCCATGTCGTCAGGATCAAGGCAACTGCCGCCATTGCGGTATCGTGGAACGCAGCCTATCGGGCAGTAGGTATCACACTTCCGACTTCAATTGCTCTTAACAAGACGATCTACGTTGGTATGATCTATAATAGTGCTGACTCTGTGTGGGATTGTGTCTCTTTGTCGGTGATGGCATAATGAAAGCGATCGCCGCCATGTGGAATCGAGGCATTCCTCCTGGGCCTCCCCCGGCTCCAGTTGTCTCGATCTACGGTGACAGCACTTGGAATACCGACGCGACCTCTAAAAATGTCACCTTCACTCCGGCGGTCGGCGACCTAGTAGTGGCGATTGTCGGCAAGGCCGGAGCAGCGGATGCTGGAACGATCTCCGATGATCAGGGTGGAACCTATACCAGAGCTGTAACTTTGACTCGCTCTGGTGGTTCGGACGCCATCGGAATTTTTGTCCGCGATAGTAAGATTACCTCGGCGGTCAGCACCACTGTCACCGTTCCTTCTGCGACTCACACAGGTGGAGGCATGGTCTGCTACAAAGTCACTAACATGACTAAGGTAGGAGCAGCTGCTGTTCGTAGTACAGGTGTCACCAGCAACTCACTGGCGTCAGGCACCGCTGCCAACATCTCCATGGGAGTGACTATGCTCGCCACGAGCATGGTATTCACCACCGATGCTTGTCAGTCGGCATCCAGTGCCCAGACTGGGCCGGCTGGATCAATCGGTGCTAGCGGTGGCAGTTTCAGCACCCCAGTCTTCGGCCAGAAATGCTATGCCTATAATCCTGGTGTCCTTTCAGGAACCAATGTGACGTGGCAGTCTGGGACAAGTTCTGGGGTCCACTATGCCTGTGCTATGGAATTGGATGGATCATGACTAGATTAGTAAAATGGCTGGTCAAGTAGAGCTGTCCATGCTATACTCGCCTTGAGGAGAGTGCGATGTTCGAATTCACAGTAGAAACTGGGGCTGGACTTCCCAATTCGAACTCTTATGCCTCTCTGGAAGAAGCAAATGACTACTTCTCTACTCACCCTTATTATTCTGACAACTGGGATAATCTCGGCATACCCGACCGAGAACGATTTCTCATGTCTTCAACCTTCCAGCTTGATGTATTGATTACATGGGAGGGGGATATTGTCTCTGCTACACAAGCTCTTGGCTGGCCTCGTACTGGAGTCACTGATCAAGAAGGTCGAGTAATACCTTCTAATGTCGTACCGAAACAAGTGAAGATCGCTACTTTTGAGATGGCTGTCTTCAGCTCCAAGGGTGATCCCTATGCCCCATCTAGCACTGCTGGACTCGATCGCCTCAAGATAGATGTCATCGAGTTGGAATTTAATAACGATGGCAATAATGAAGGGTCGGGGAGCTTCACCGCCCTACCACCCCGCGCACTACTGCCATTGATGGGCATCGGAGAGTTTGCATACGGGGCAAATGTAAGGAAGGTCATAGTCGGTTGAGCGACAGTCTTCTCCAAGCAACCTTTGATGGTGTTGAAACGGCATTCGCTGTATGCCATGAATGGGTAAGGATCGGCACGTATAGAAAGCTAACTGGCAATGCTGTTTACGATCCTATCACCGACACTACTTCAGACCCTGGAGCGGTCATTAGTGGCGTACGATATATACAAACCGCAGCTTCGCTTGAAGAGCGGGAAGCTTCTCCCGTTGCCATTAACGACGCCAAGTTCATTGTCCCTTCAGTAGATCTCCCAGGTGTAGAACCGGGAGAAAATGACGTCATCACTTTGGATGGTGTTGATTGGAATGTATTAGTAGATAAGTACGTTCCTGGACGACCCATTCATATCTTGTTCGCGAGGAAAGCATGACGGCTCAAGCAATGATGCGCGTCAAGTACACGCGACCAAAGAACTTCACGCAACAAGCGACGCGTGAGGTGAATAAATTCAAACAGGATTATACGCGCCTGTTGGTCATGGGTCTGACGGATATGCAAAAATCAATTTTGCTTACTCCTGTCTATACAGGCCGCACCCTCGTCAATTTCCAGTGGAGTTTAGGAGCGCCAGTTGAGTCATCCAGAGCAGCAGTACGTGATCCGCCGAGGCCGGGAACAACAAGTGCTATGGCAATCGGTTCAGAGCCTCGCCGTCCAGCGAATGCGGCGGTCGTGGAAGCGGAGTTTGCTTCGCTCATTGCTGCAATACGAATCAACCCGTTCCAAGATATCTACTTGGTAAATAATCTCGCACACTTCAGTGAGGTGGAGTTCGGTTCTTATTCTACTCAAGGAAGAAAGTCCCGCACTCCTCCGGGTGGCATGACTCGTCGAGGTGAGACTCTCTTTGAATACGATTTGATGGGATTCTTGAAACGTGTCTCGTGAGCTAGAAAGACAAACGATATCTGATCATTTCTTATCCGCGTGGGATCCTGCGGATGGAGTTATCGCTTGGCCGAATAAACCTTTTGAAACTCCAAAGAAAGCACAGTTCGCCGTCTTCAATATAGTGGATCGTGGGACTGTTCGCAAGAGTTTAGGAGTGGATTATTTCAAGCGTTATTTCGGCACGATGCAGATAGATATTTATGTTCCTCAAGACTTAGGAACAAAGCCGTCCAGAGATATTGCGGACAAGCTTGAGCCTATATATGATTCGCTGGATCTGCTCATGAGCAATGGGCAGCTTCTTGTATTTGGGACACCTACAGCTCGTACTTTGGCCCTGAATGAACAGAGGGCGGCAAATCTTGAAGATAATTGGGACCGACTTATTTTCGAGGCACCTTACTATAGAGATCAGCATGTTGAAAAATAATGCTTGTATCTCTCCCCATAGTGAGGTATGGCATAGCTAGGTCAGGAGGCTTTTCTGATGGACTCTAATCGCACCGCACTTCGCGTCGCCAAGGAACCCTCCTTCGGCGTAGCCCCGACCAATCCTCTGTATCAAGAGATTCGTCGGACCTCGGATGGGCTGGCTTTCACGCCCACTAACGAGGTGACTCAGGAAATTGAGTCAACTCGTCAGGTTACTGATCTCATCAACACAGGACGTGATGCCGCTGGCGACATGGCCTTTGAACTTTCCATTGAGAACATGGACTCCTTTATGGAGGGAATGTTCTGCAATCCTTGGCTTCGTACGCCAGAAGTGAAGAATGGTCCGGCGTGGGAGTATGGTGCGTCAGCTACTCGCATCACGGCTTGCACCCCGACGACTGTCACGCTAGCGGCCACTTCAGTTCTTTCTGGTAGCCAGATTAACGCGACCGGTACTTCGTTCCTCGCCAATATGCTTGTGAGTCTCTCTGGGTTTGCGAACCTGAATGGATTGTACAAGGTCTCCGGTTCTGCTGCTACGTCAATCACAATCGCTGGTGGTCCGACTGACGCTGCTCCGGGTACGAATGCCCGCGTGAAGGTAGTCGGCGTGGAAGGAGCTGCGGCTGATATCACCGCAGTTATTTCCGGTGGGCCAGCTCTCGTCACGACTGCGCTCAATTGGACGACTCTTGGGTTGATCGTCGGCCAGTGGGTCAAGATCTCCAATGAGGGCGGTGCCTACTCTTTCGCAACGGTGGCAAACAATGGATACGCTCGCATCAGCGCAATCACTGCCACCCGTCTCAGTTTCGATGCGACACAGGGTATCTTCGCTGCTGATACTGGAGCTGGCAAAACGATCCGAGTGTATTTCGGTGATACTATTCGTAACGGTATCACTCAGTACACTTATCGTGTTGAGAAAGAGTACACGCTTGCTGCTGGCGTTCGTTACTCATACTTCTCAGGTCACCAACCCTCAGCTCTCACGCTGACTGCTGAAACTCGTGGCGTTGTCACGGGTACTCAGTCTTGGATGGGTGCAGATGCTACTCCCCCATCGGCCACTCGTGATGTTGGCGCTGCGACTTTGCCGATCTCGAACAAAACCGTGCTTGATGCCTCCAATTCCGTCCCAATGATTATGGAGGCTGGTGTTGTCCTCGGCGCCCCGAATTATGTAAGCGGGTTCACATTCACGTTTGACAATGGTCTTCGTGCTCGTAACGCAATCGGATCGCCGGGGGCAATCGGTCTGGGTATGGGCCGTGTGAACATTACGGGTACTCTCACTACTTATTTCGGTGATGAGGTCTTGCTCAATAAGCTGCGCGCTGCTCAGGCATCGGGAACGACTATTGCTTTCCGTGATGCAGCTAATCTGATGGGCGAGATCTGGGATATGCCACGTCTGAAATATAGTTCAGGTTTCCCGGAGGTTCCTGGCATTGATACCGATCTCACGACTGCTCTAGGTTTCCAGGCGTTGCGGGATCTCGCGGCCAATCGTGACTATACGATTATGCTTTGCCGATTTGACTATTTGCAGTAAGATCGGCGGATAAGACTAAGAAGTACGGCTGGTCCTCATCGCTATGGGGGCCAGCCCATAGACTGATCTAGAAGGAGCAAGACAATGGCTGGTTTTCTTGACCGTTACAATACCGACCGAAACGCCGAAGAAGATGGCGTGTGGGTTGATTATGGTGATGGCGTTAAAGTCCAAGTTCGCAGGCTGAGTTCCAGATTCTCTCGTGATGTGCGTCGTAAATTGGAGAAGCCTTATTCTTCTCAGTTCCGCAATCGCGACATGCCAGATTCTCTCCAGGAAGAATTGCTGAACAAGCAGATCGCTAAGGCGATCGTCGTCAACTGGGAAGGTGTACCTGATCCAGATAAACCTGATGTCATGCTTCCCTATAATGAGGACAATGTCCTCAGGATGATGACTCAGTTTCCAGACTTCCGGGACGACATTCTTACGGCATCAATGGAACGCTCTACCTTCGAGAAAGAACAGAGGAAGGAAGCGGAAAAAAACTTGAAACCTGCCTCAAGTGGCAGCTAAAGCCCAAGCCTCACGACTTGGAGAAAATGCGGGAAGACATACTGGCTCGAGGTGAGGATCCTGCCGATTTCCCAATTCTAAATGATCAACCGGAACTCTTTCCGGACTTGCTTTGGATTTGGGAGGGCTTCATGCTTCTCACTTCGTCTCGTCAATATGGGATGTCAAGTCCTCAGCCTATTCAGATGGGCGAGATTCTCGCATACTGTGAGCTTACCAGAATGGATGATCCTGATGAGCGTGATGATTTCCTTCATCATGTACAGGCAATGGATCGTGTATTCCTAGCAGATTTCCGTGCTCGTAATCCTTCTAAGGGTACGCCTAGCCGTGGCGGTGTTCCTCCTCACATGGGGAGTCGTAGATAATGGCTACCTACAAACTAGAAATTGATGGCTCTGGTGCGGAATCTGGCTCGCAGAGAATTGTCAAATCTTTTGATGCTATCAAGGCTGCTGCTGAGAAGATGGAAGGTGGCGTCACTGCCGCTGCTAAGAAGGCTTCTGCTGCTTTCGCCCAGATGGCTTCTGCCAAGCCGGTAAGTCAATCCGCTATCAATTCGTTGCGAGAACTCTCTGCTGTTTTTAAGAATTTCAAAGGTCCTAGTGAGGCTGCTACTCGTAACACTATCGCATTTCTACAAGGTATAGCCGCAGTCGGTAGACTAAAGATCGGGGGAACTGCCAGTCTATCAAATCTCCTAACAGCCATCGCTGGTTTCAAGGGTCCGACTCCACTGGCGGGTAAGAATACGGAAAGTCTTCTTAAAGCATTACAAAGAGCTAGTGGAATCTCAGTTTCTAGAGGATTGGGTAGTACGCTTAATGCTCTGTCAACTTTTAAGGGACCGAGTGCCTATGCTGCGAAGAATATCACAGCGATGCTTAATTCATTGGCAGCATTCAAAGCACCTACCGGACTTCGTGCTGCCACGAATGCTTTGAATGCTCTCACTGCTGCGGCGAATGCCGCGAATGGATCTATGCAGCGCCTGAGAGTGACTACCAATTCTAAGATGTCAGTGAACATTCGCACGGGAGAAGCGCATAAGAATATTAGTTCATTGATACGTCAACAAAATCTCATGCAGATGGCGCTGCTTCGCACACAAACCCTTTGGAATTCTCTCGGCGGTATTCTCGCTGGACGAGCGATTGTCAATGCCTCTAACGATATCATTAAGATTCGCGCTCAGCTAGAAGCAGCGACTGGTACTGCCGCTCAGGCTAGAATTCAATTCCAATTCCTTCAAGAACAGAGTCAAAGGTTAGGATTAGACTTCCGCGAAACAGCTAAGTCTTATGGCTTCTTCCTCGGCGCGATTAAAGGCACTGGAATGACCTTTAAGGAGACTCAGGATATTTTCCGTGGGTTCTCCACTGCTGCTCGTGCCCTTCAACTCAGCACATCAGATGTTGATGGTATTTTCCGTGCTCTTGGCCAGATCATGTCCAAGGGTAAGTTGCAAGCTGAAGAGCTTCGCCAACAACTAGGTGATCGTCTCCCGGGTGCTTTCGTAAGATTCGCCAAAGCGTTGGATATGACCAAGCCAGGAGAATTGGATGCAGCTCTTAAGAAAGGAGCTATCAGCGGAGACAAACTTAAGAAAGCACTTATTGAAGTCGCTGCGGTTATGGAAGTAGAATTTGCAGATTCAGCAGAAAAGATGTCTAAGACTGTTGATGCAGCATTTAATCGCCTGAAGAATTCTTTCGTGAATGCTGCTGCTGGTCTCGGTTCTAGTGGTATGAATGAAGCTCTTATAGCTTTAGCAGATACCATGCGTGCATTCTTAGAATCTGAAGGTCTTAGTGATGCTCTTTGGGTTCTCGGCAAAACTATGAAAGTTGTAGCTGAGAATATTAATCTCGTTGTTTATGCAATGGGAACCCTTGCTCTTTCTGCTACTCTCAAATGGGTAGCTGCTCTAGGACTTTTGCAGAAAGCATTTCTCGGATTAGTCACTACTGTAAAACTCACGGCTTATGCGATGGCTGGTCTCAGAGGAACAGCTCTCATGATGGCGGCGGGCATGGGGAGTGTCACTGCCGCGACTACTGTTACGACTAGAGCTTGGATGGCTCTGAATGCTGTAATGAAAGCCAACATATTTCTTATAATTGCAGCAGTTATTGTCGCGGTAGTCGCCGCTTATATGAATTGGAACAGAGAATTACATAAAAATGAAGATGCTCTAAGGGCCTCTGGCAGAGCAAGTGCAGTCGCGGAGAATGCAGTTGAACAGTTTACTTTAGAAATAATGGAGAATACTAATCAACTAGATAGAGGAAATCAAAGTTTACGAGAAAGAATTCGTCTTCAGGTTGCTACTGCTCAAGGTACATGGAGAGAAGCTGTCCAAGGAATAACTGGAGGAGTTGATAAACCTTCTACAAGTCTCTTTGGACGCCTAGGCGGAACTCGCATCGCTGCCAAGCCTGGAGAACACGGAGCGACAGGCTACATGATGTTTATGGGAGAGAGAATTACTAACCCTGAACTTATGAAAGCCGTCGCTGAAGCTGCAAGAGCGACAAGTCCCAAAGAGTACCAGAGAGCAGCGGGTAGACTGGGGATGCTTGCAGGGGTGCAGGGAGAACTCGGAGCTCTGTCTGGGCCTGAGCGAGCCATAGCCCAGAAGGGTTATGAGATGGTGGGTGGAAGACTTGAACAGTTCAATCCATCCACGTATAAGATGATGGGTCTTTCGTATGAGAGTGAACAGCATAGGAAAGAAGCCGAAGAAATTTTCGCTGGTCCGGCAGCAGAAGGAGGAGGCATCACTGGTGAACCCATAGAGAAAGCTGCAAAGACCGGAGGTAAGACTCCAGCTGAAGAATGGGCTGATAAACTTAAGACTTCTATTCGTTCTGCCCAAGAAGCATTATCTGATCTCACCTTAGAAACTGAAGGTGCGGCAAAAGCTTCTGAAAATCTTCTTGCTGGTATGGATCCTTTTGCAGCGGCGGCTGAACAAGCAGCTAACACTCAATTAAAAGCATTCAAGGATACCTTCAAGACTACCGAGGAAGAAGCTAAAGGTATTGTTGCTCTCGCTGAAGATATGCAGAAAAATAATCAGATCGCTGCGGGTGTTGATATTTCTACTGCCGCTGCTGCTGAACAAGCTATCCTTGATGTTTACTCTGCTCGGCAAAAGCAAAATGCAGAAGCACAAAAGCATCTGGAGATATCGCAGACTCTGGCGGGAATGCAACAGGAGAATAAGATTCAAGAGCAAGCCAACGCTCTTCTTGCAGCCGGAGGAACTCAGGAAGATTACAACAAGCTCTTGTATGTTGAACAGCAACTCTTAGGAGCGTCCCAGGCTTATCGTGATGCGAATATAGATAAAATTGAACAAGAATATGATGCCAAGGTAAAACTTGCTCGCCAGACTGAACTCTTAAATGCCCAGCGTGAACTTGAGGTTGCTAAGACAGTTAATACACAGATGGCCGGAGTTTATGCCCAAGGAGGAACTCCAGAGCAGGTTGCTAATCTAAAGGAGATAGTCGAACTTCGCGCCAAGATGGCGAGTGATGGGGCAACAGAAAAAGAAATTGCCGATCGTGTTAAAGTTGTTCAGGGTATGCAAGAACAAATTCGCGTCATGAAGAAGATGGAGGATGCGTACGAGAAACTTGTTCAGCTTGCTACTGATATGGCTGACGCGATTGTTAACGGTTTCAAGGAGGGGATAGAGAGTGGACAGGGCTTCCTGAAAACATTGAAGGGTATCTTCAAAGACCTCAAGAATATCATCATGGATGCCTATGTCTACAATCCCCTGAAACAATTCCTTAGGGATTCTCTCTTAGGAGTCATGGGAGGTATTGCTCCAGGAGCAGCAGGAGGGACTACCACAAGCTCTACCGGAGGCGGCTCTATTGGCTCGGCTGGAGGCGGATTCAATTTGGGTTCACTATTCAATTTCATGAGTGGTAGTGATACAGGAAGTACTTCTACTGCTTCGGCACAGACTAAGGTAGCTGCGAGTGAGATCGGCAAAGAAGTCGGCGAAGTCATGATGGACATCAATGGTAATCTAGTTCAGGGTGGTCCCGGAACTAGTTATCAGGCTATTCAAACCCTTCAAACTATAACTTCTCCATCGGGAGGTTTCACTAAGGCTATTTCTGGTCTTAAGAAATTATTTGATCCTAAGTCTGCTAAGGCTGCTGGCGACGCAATGAAGAAGAGTTTTCAGACTGGTAAAGGTATCGGTGGATCTATCTCTGGAGTTGTTGGAGTCGCTGCAGAAGCGTATGGTATGTGGAAGATGGGGAACGCAGTCGGTAAAGGAGTAGCTAAGGCTCTCGGCGGCGGGTTCCGGACTCAGGCTGTTGTCGGCGGTGTTGTCGGTGGAGCAGCAGCGGGTTACAAATTGGGAAGCATGTTCGGTCCAATGGGTGGTGCGATCGGTGCGGGGGTCGGTGCGGTTGTCGGCGGTATTCTTGGATTCTTAAAGAAAAAGCCAAAGATTCCTTCTTCCTATGGTTCAATTGTCGTAGGTGAGGATGGTATCGCTGTCGTTGGTGAGGCTGGAAAGTACGGGAAGGGTTCCAAGAAAATTGGTAAGCAGATGGCTGACGCTGCTGCCAAGATGTTTAATGATTTCGCAGAAAACCTAGACGCTACTCTTACAGCGGGTTCGTATGGATCATTTGGTCAGCGAGTGTTTAGTAAGAAAAAGGGAGCAACGGCAGAATCTTTCTATTCTTTGCTAGGCACATCAAGTAAAGGTAAGCCTCTCGGTCGTGAAGGTGTTGACTGGATCAAGGGTACTGATACTGAAGTTCAGGCTTTTGCTCTCATCCAGCAAGTACGGAAAGGAATGATCACTGGCCTTAGTAATGTCATGCAGCAAGTCTTTGCTAATACGAAGGCTACCACTATGGAGCAGCTCCAGGAAGACATTGGGGTCGGTAAAGCCTATGAGGAATTCATCAAGGGTTCTTTCCACATGGCAGATCTTGCCAAACAGGCTAAGGATCTTAATGATGCGTGGAAGAAACTGAGTCGCCAAGCTGCTGAGCTGGGATTAAACACCGAGGCTCTTGCTGCTGCTCGTGATCGTATGATGGCACAAATGAAGAAGGACTTTAACTACCAGATCTCCCAGGGAATTCTAGGTTATGAAAATCCCGCGCTTGCTGCTTTCAATGATCTTGAGAGGGAATATAGAGAGACGGTCGAGAATGCTATGGCCGTGGGCGGTGATCTCGTAGCGGTTGAGAAATACTACGGCTTGAGGCGCACGGAACTCGTAAAGCAGATGGCTGAGGAAGCCAACAATGGCATCAAGAAGATCGCCAAAGATCTCCTTACAAGCCTGACTGCCTCCAGTGCTTCCCCGTTGTCAGCACAGTCAATCTTTGGTAATGCTCAACAGATGTTCCGTGGACTAGTGTCACAGATATCCTCTGGGGACTACACGAATGTTGATCAACTCAACACTTATGCGACTAATTATCTAGACGCTGCGCGCTCGATAGGAGCCTCCAGTGTTGAGTACTTTGATATCTTCCAAGAGGTGACCGATTTCCTGAAGGAAGTTTCTAGTGCTACGGGAGGAGCGGGCGGAGGCACAGGTCTCACTGATCTCCCGGCTCTACCGGATATTGATACTATTGTAGCAGAGATCAATGCTAGAAATGCCGAGATGGTTGCTGCCACTGAGCAGGTCGGTGAGGCTGTAGTTGAGAGTGGTACCCAAGTAGTTGACACCCTGAACTATGGATTTGGTGGTATCTTAGGTGCCCTCCTAGGTCAGATTACGGGGACTAATGGTTATCCGGCTGGTTATATTCCACCAACTGGAACTGGAGTTGCTAGCACTGGTGGAACAGGAGGTTCTTATGGAACAAGTGCTACCACAGGTGGAGGCGGCAGTTATGGTGGAGGTTCTGGTGGTGGTGGCGGAATATATGGTTCAGATGTTAATCTCGTATAGTGAGTAGGAATTTTGGCTGATAGAGTTTATCTGCTTGAGTGCAAGCCCCTTGATCCAGCTTCTGGAACTATAAAGAATGCGTACTTTTCAGCGGGCCTTACCACTGAAGCAGATCTCGGTACAGCTGATCCTTATCCTGTAAGACTGCAGAGATCCTTCTCACATGAGACTTCTGTTTTTGAAGATAATATGCCGGGGCAGACTAATACTTCCGTCGGTTCAGCAGTTATTCTAAATACGGATGGTCGGTTTGATTATCTTCTCAATTACAACTGGGATAATCGTGCAGTCACTATTAAAAGTGGTGAGGAAGGAGCAGCCTACGCGACTTATGTTACTGAGTTTGTAGGAGTCACTCTTGAACTTACTACTGATCTCAGCAGTCTTGTTCTTACCCTGAAAGATAATAGCTACAAGTTAATTGAACAGATGCAGAAGACTAAGTTCCTCGGCTCCGGGGCGCAGGAAGGCGGAGTTGAACTTAGAGATCGCCGGAAACCCTTGCTATTCGGAAAGACTCGTAATCTTTCTCCGGTACTGATTGACATAGCTCTTCTCACTTCACAGATTCACGATGGTACTCTGGCTTCTGTGGATGCAGTTTATGATCGTGGTGTACCTTTAACATTTTCTGCGAACTATGCCACCTATGCTCTGCTCGCAGCAGCCACGATCGCCCCAGGATATTATGCAACTTGTCTGGCACAGGGCTATCTTCGTTTAGGAGCTCCTCCTTACGGTATCGTTACAGTGGATGCCGTTGGTCAGTTCAACACTGCTACAAATATCCCTGAGATGGTGAAGCAATTTCTACTCAGTACACGAGTAGGTCTTGTCACAGCAGATATAGATGTTGCTTCTTTCACTGAAGCTTCCGGGGAATGTCCTTATAATTTTGAGGGTGCTTATTTAGCAGAACCAGACTTTCAGGTCGATCAATTCGTGGAGACTATGGCTTCTTCCATGAATGCTTTCTGGTATGTAAGTCGTACTGGATTAATCACTTTCCGTCAATTTAGGTTCCGTCCTTCATCTGCTTCTATACGCGCTGAAGATCTTATGAATCTTGGCAAGGCAGCATCTCCTCAACCTCTACATAAGGTTCGTGTGAAATACGCCAAGAATGCTACAGTCATGTCACAGGGGGATTTCACTATCCCTGTACAAGCATTCAATGGTTATCTCACGAAACGCTATCATTATGTAGATATCTCTTCTGGTGAAATTCCTGCGAATTATGCTAATGCCGGTGAGTATAAAGTCTTCTTAAATGATGTTCAGGTGAACGATCTTTCGGACGTTCAGTTTAGGATTCCCAATAATGAACCGTGGATCACCATTGATAACTTAGGTGTCATCACGGTAACGAATTCAGGGGTTGCTTCTGCGAGTGCTGTCGTACGCGCTAGCATTGGGGAGTTCTCAGTAGAAGAAGTCTTTACTATGGTGCGGGATTCTTCTGCACCACTACAGTCAATGTCGTTGACGCTATCTAGTAATCGCTTCTTCTTTGATGATCTTAATAAACCGGATCCTCCCGCGCAGACTATCACTATAACTGCGACAGGAAGTAATACTACTGCGCCGATTACTGTCACGGCGAAAGACAATCTTAACCAGAATGTCGTAGTGACAGGCGGCACTATCCCGATAGCGAATGTATCTGTATCTCCTTTGGTATTCTATATTGAAGTGACTGCTGTCTCTGTTGATATGGTTTATCAGAAGCAGCGCATCATGGTTCAGCATGGAACGGATGCCGCTATTGCTGCGACTCTAGCCGCACTAGCAGCGTCTAATGATGCGATTACTTTCTATTATCAAGCTAATGCCCCGACTGTTGAGACAGATGGTGTTCAGGTAGATGATGTTTGGATTGATACTAATGACGGGAATAAGCAATATCGTTGGACCGGAATTAGTTGGTCCTCTATAACCGATACTAGAGTCACAGATGCACTAGCGGCTGCGGCGGGTGCTCAAGCAACGGCTGATGGCAAGATCACTACTTACTTTAGTGATGTGTCACCGACAGCCCCAACCGGAGGTTTTGTTCAGGGAGATCTCTGGTACCAAGATACTACGAAAACTCTGTATCGCTGGAGCGGTTCTGCTTGGAGCCAGTCTGTCGGCACTTTTGGAGCCGAGTACTATGAGACAGTTTATGGCAAGCCGCTGAGTGAAGTTCTTATTGATGAGATGGAGTATAAGAACTCTACCAAATTCGCGAAGCGTTGGCTGGTTCGTGAAGGCGAAGGCATTATCAATTATGATCAAAAAGATAAAGGTGTACAGGGTGGAGCATATCTAAGAATAACTAGTCCCACTGTTCCAGTGGAATTAGTTACTAACGGAACTTTTCCGACGGCTACTACAGGATGGACTGCTGGTCCTAATACGACATTATCTATCGGTGCTCAGGCATTACGAGTTACAACTACTTCTACTGTGAGTGCCTATGCCTATCAAGCGATTACTTGTGTCGTAGGTAAGACATATTCTGTCTCCTATGAAAATAATGAGCGGATTGCCACTAGTGTTATCTTTCAAATTGCAAATGATTCGGCAGGAACTTCAACGGTATATAGCGATACCACTGAAAGAAGTAGTGTATATACTTCTACTTTCGTAGCGACACAAACCACCCATTATATTCGCTGTGTTGCTGTCGCTACCATCTCTGGTCGTTATGCTGACTTTGACAATATCTCTATAATGCAGACTGCTCCCGGGGATATCTGGTTGAGCTATGTCGGCGAGCCTGTTCCTTTTGATCCAGCAGCTTCTTACGAAGTTGAGATCGCTATTCGCCGTCCGTCGGGAGATGGTAAGGTCAATCTCGGGTTAGAGGGTCTTGCTGATGACAAGGTGACTCTTGTAAGCCGAACAGGTACTAATTCATATACGACCCCTCACTGGATATGCGCGGCTGCGGCGACTCCTAATACAGGATGGACTTATTACAAAGGTTATTTCAAAGGGAGGTCGGGTACAGGTTCTGCTACTGCGGGGACTATCGATGTCCCCGGTGTGATGCACACGAATGTTGTTTATATACGACCTGTGATGCAGCTCAACTACCAAGCCACTTCAGGTGTGATGGATGTCGGTTATGTCCGTGTTCGTAAGACCCAAATGATAGATCAACTACCTGATGGTACACACGGAAAGATCTATAAATCACAGCTGACAAACTATGCTCATAAGCTAACTGTGGTTGCTTCCGGGATGCAGATTGCAGATCAGCGTAACTTGCCCCCGGTCAAGGCTCTTAATCTCGGGTTCAAGTATGGTGGGACGGTCACCTACTCGACGACTACCACACTCTGCACGATAAATATCACGGCCAGCTCTTTTACGATTGGTAATATCACCGTCGCTTATAATGCGATGAGTACCACTATCAGTGGGACGGCTGGTACAGGTCCGTTTACTTATTATCTCTACTTTGACGATGCTGGCTATGTCGGCGGTGCAAAGACTTTGCTGAAGACTACAAACTCATTGCTTATCTACCAGTCGGATGATCGTGTCTTTATGGGTACGGTTGTTTTCTCATTCCCATCGGCAGGAACCGGAGGGGGTGACGGTGATGTGGGTGGCGGCGGTTGTGTTGATGCTGAGGCATGGGTTGACACTCGTGACAAAGGTTTCATACAGGCTAAGGAAATTGTGGAGGGAGACTATATCAGGGTACTCTCTGCAGACCGAAAGTTTACTGAATGGGCTCCCGTCTTAGGAAACGAGATAAAGATGGAGGAGTCTTTCCAGTTAGTGAGTCGTACTAGTGGAAGTACTCTTCGCTGTTCTGCATCAACTCCTCTAACTCTTTCTGATGGTTCATCCGTCTACCCCGGTGATCTTAAAGGACAAGAACTTCCAGTTTATGTGACAGAACTGGCGTGGGAAAAGCATGACGCTATTTGGATTGGACCTAGACCTGTAGCCTTTATTCACTTAGGTGGATTATGCTATGCTGCGGGAGATATCCCAGGACGTTCTATCTTCACACATAACCCGATAGAGAATCCAAAGCCCTAGGAACAGACAATGCCAAGATACTCCAAAGTTAATCGGAAGATCCCTGCTCGGGATGAGCTCCTATTGACTAAAACAACAAGAGATAATGAGAATGGATTAATTCTCGGAAACCATGATTCTGTGGCACCAGGACTTTATCCTGGTGAGGAAACCTTTGAGCTAGATGATGGAAATCTCATAGCATTACGAGTGGAGACTCACTGGTTATCGAATGGTGAAGGTGTCAGCTTTCATGCTTTTGCCAGATTGATTGAAGACGATGGCTCCTCCAAACTCTCTGCTCGAAACCAGCACATTGGATCTGCCTTTACCTATTCTGTTCCTGCTTTATTCGCAATTGAGCATGGAGTTGATGCTATTGCTACAGATGTGGCGAGGATTATCCTTGGGGAGGAACCCTATCTAAAGGTAATGGTTCCTATGGGGGAAGGGGAAGAACCTCAGGAACAGCCGCTTCTCAATATTTCTGATATGGTCAAAGCGAATGCTAATATAAGAGATCAGATCAAACTTGCGGAACAGGTACGAGAGTATCCTAAAATCTCTTTGTAAGAATAAAGTAACTTGTCTCAGGATTAATTCTGGCCTAAACTGTGGTAAATCGTTTTGCGGAGAAAAGGTAATGGCGATCCAGTTTATCGCAAATCCAAAGGATGCCGCGGACTTGATTTATCATTATCTAATGGACAACCCGCTTGCCTTCACTCCAGATGTTCGCGAGTGGGTAATAGGATTTCTGGCCCCTCAAATGTCGCTCACCTACGGAGTTGCGGAGACTGCTGAAGTTATCTATGCGCGTATGAGTGAACTCACTCAAGAAGATTTAGAGCTCGGTGCTTCAGTTGCTTCCTGTGCTTCCTACCAGAAGCTCAACAATTTCGCGGATGACGACGGTGTCAGAGGTGAGGGTATCTACCAAGCACTCATGCGTGAAGCAGGAGCTGCTCCGCCAGAAGGGGGAAGCTGGCCGCTGCCTGAGGAGGATCCTATGCCGAAGGATGTTTATTTACCGCCGCCCCCATTAGACTTCAAGGACGTCGGGAAGACTGCACCGTTTATCCCGCCACCAGAACCATCGCCTGATCAGGTGGGTGATGTTCCTGTAGAGCCTGAGGTAGAATAGTGGCTGGAGCCGACATCAATCGCATTTCTTTCGCTATGAAAGAGTACAGGACGACTGCTCCTATTGAAGATACGCAGGTGCTTGCTCGCCATCCTCTTGCGGTTGAGCTTGACTATCTCACTATGTTTCGTGATGAAGCAGACGCGACCGCATTTGGCGGACAGGTTCTAGCTCTCCGAAAATTTGATCGCTGGTCATGGGCTTGTTTGATCACTCGCGGAAACTACCCCACTCTTGAAGTAGGCCAGACTATAACGCTATTCTATCCCCGCTACGGATTTAATTCTGGTGCAGACTTCATTATCAAGAAACGTCGCAGAGATGCTGGCCTCTTGTTTGATGAACTGGTTCTATTCGGCCCGAAGGGTCTGGCTTTCGACCAGCATATTTTCGCTTTGGACTTCGTCAACCAAGAATACTGGAAGGCTGGTGCAGTCACTGGTACGATCAGTTCTCTTTCTGGATACTTATTCACTCGCACGAATGAGCAGGGTGCTAGAGATCGTGATGGAGGGGTAGATTATTTCGCTGCTAATATCCCAGCGATTAATGGCTTGGGTTATCATCCGTACAGTGCTCTGACGAATTCATTACTCTATAGTCAAGCGATAGGCACGTCTCCGTGGAATACCTACACTTCTGGGCCTTCTATCACTATAACTGCTGATCAAGCGGTAGCTCCCGACGGGACTACAACTGCTGATAAGATTGTAATGGGTGCTACAAGTGTCGGCCAGCATTGTTTCTTCGCTCAGTCTCCCGGTACTCTTACTGCGGTTCCTTATACTTATTCTATCTGGTTGCGAGGTGAAGTTGGTGGAGAAAAAGTCTATGTTCTAGATCAGGAGAACGCAGGTACGGTAGTTAATACTGGGGTATTTGTCACTCTCACTACAGAGTGGCAGAGATTCACTAAAGTTATTACTGGTTCAACTTTCGCTTGGTGGTTCGGGGTCGGTAATCACAGCAATATCGCAGGTCAACAAGCTTCTTCGGCTCAAACAATCTACGCATGGCAGGGTCAGCTTCTTAATGGTAATTATCCTGATGGTGGTCCAGTCATCCGCACTACCTCAGCAGCGATCACGTTGAGTACGAGTACTATGCACATGGATGTGAAGGCCGCAGCAGCAAATCTCACTGAGGACTTTTATGTTGAGGGTCTGATCCAGAATTCAGGGAACCTTACCGATCGTAGGTTTGCCCATCTCATAAGCACTGCGCTTTCTACTCAGCAGTTCTATGTTCAGATACTCAACACTACTAATCAGATCCGTGTGATAGGTGCTAGTGGTGGTCAAGCAATCGGTTATCTTCCTGGGATAACCATCAATTCAATGGACAAATTCTCGTTCATTTACTCTTATGTTCAAGCCACGAAGACACTTCAGTTCGGTGTCCGATGCAATGGGATGACTGTCCTTAGCGCACCGACAGCAAATATTCAAACTGATGTCACAGGTCTCAACAGAATGAGAGTTGATGTGGCAATCGGGAACGTTATCATAAAGTTTCTGGGAGTGAAGGCTGGAACGCTTACTGATCAGCAGATGAGCGACCGCCTGTACGCTCTTCTAGGAGGATAAGACGTGAGCATTTTCTTCGTCGCCCCAATAGAACAGCACCCTGACTATGACAAGGTGACCACTGTACCTGCGAGCGCACACGCAAACGCATCATACCCTGCGAGTAATCTTCTCACTTACGATCCTACGCAGGTGATGCTAGCTACTCAGGTTGCCCCGGTAATCACGTGGGACTTAGGTGCTGCGAAGAGCTGGGATGTGATCTCATTGATCCATACGAATCTAGCGCATGACGCCACAATACTCGTGGAAGGCAGCACGAATAATTCTGTTTGGGTAACTCTCCAGGCGGCTGGAACTCTGGCTTTAGCTCATACAGTCGCTGGACAGACAGTCCAAAACCAGAAGCATATGCTCAGGCGTAATCTGACGCTGTTCGTTTCCCCTACAGTATTGACCTATCGCTATATTCGTATTACTCCAACGAACACAGGTGGTGTCCTTCCATTCTTTGGGCGGTTGTTTGTCGGTCTTAAATGGAAGCCGACCTACGGCTGGCAGTATGGATCGCAAGTTAACTTCTTAGATCTTTCGCGCCATGAGCGCACCGATCGTGGGACGTTAGTGCTAGATTATATTCCGCCTATCCCCGGTGCCTCGGTGCAGATGGATTTCTTAAGTAAAGCTGAGATGATGGACTTTGCTTGGGAATTCAATTATTGGCGGGGTGCCGGGAAAGAATTTCTTGCTTGTCTTGATGTTGAGGATACGAAATACCTACAGAAAATGACATTTTATTGTACGATCACTGAAGGGAGAACAATTTCTTTTGACTCTTATAATACTCACAGCCAGACATGGACTCTTGAGAACATAGCTGCCGCTTAGAAAGACTTAACCGTGAATATACAAATCACGATAGACTCCGACGATAAGAAGGCGTGGATTAATGACCGCATACCTCCGCACGTCTTTAACGTTCTTGCAGAGCTCCCGGGCCGCAAGCGGTATGTACAGGGCAAACCCTTCATAGAGCTCTCGAGGAGCAACCTAGAGTATCTAGACATACGTTTGGAGGGCATCACTTGGCGCGGGCCAGCGGCCAACCTAGTGGAGCAATTCCGGGCGATGCGTCTCGCCGAGAAGAACACTAGGGATGCTCGTTGGCTTGAGCCAGAAAGTGTTGAATTCCCTTTCAGGACTGTTCCATACCAGCATCAGCTTAAAGCATTTTCACTCGCCAGAGGTAAAGTCGCCTTCGGTTACTTCATGGAGCAGGGAACTGGAAAGACCAAAACTCTACTTGATGATGCTGCGGATATCTATCTCAACGGCGGTGAGGCAGGACGGATAGACACTCTCATTATTGTAGCGCCGAACGGAGTACACGCTCAGTGGATTAATGAGCAGGTGCCCGAGCACTTTCTTGAGTCTATCCCTTACGCGGGCGGGTACACAGTAGCGTCACCAACTCTAGATGAGGCTAGGCAGTTTCGTAAGGCTAAGGAATTCAAGGATGGTCTTAGGATCATCGCTATTCATATTGACATGATGAGTCATACGAGCGGTAAGAAACTCTTACAGGAACTTCTGCTCAGTTGCAACGCGATGCTCGTGGTAGATGAGAGTAGCCGAATTAAAGATCCTAATTCTAAGCGCACTAAGACTCTGTGCGAGCTGGGTAAGTTAGCGAAATATCGGCGCATTCTGACGGGCACCCCGATCTCACAGGGAGTGGAAGATATCTATTCTCAGTTCTACTTCTTGGATAAGCATATCCTCGGCTACAATAGCTTCTATGCTTTCCGGAATCATTTCTGCCAGCTTACCTTGATTGAAGTAGGTTCTGGGAAGAATAGGAAGAAATTTAACAAGATCACCGGCTACATCAACGAAGACGAACTCAAGCGTAAGATTGATTCCTACACCTACCGCGTGCTGAAAGAGGATTGCTTGGATTTGCCTGAGCGAAATTATATTAGGCAGGAAGTCTTGCTCACCCAAGAGCAGAAAGATATGTATGCCAAGATGAAGAAGGACTTCTTCCTTGACTTGGAAGCTGGAATCCTCACAGCTCGTATGGCAATCACTCGCTTGATACGTTTCCAACAGCTAATCGGCGGATTCATTTGGAAGCGCCCAAAGAAGGATCCAGATACTGGGAAAATTGTTGAGCCCGAAATCTACCAAGAATTTGATAACAACCGTGTGGAACGTACCTTAGATATTATCCGTGAATCCCAGAGTAAGGTCATCGTCTACATCAAATTCGAAGGTGATTGGAATCTTCTCACAAGGGCGCTCACCGCAGCGAAGATTGGATGGGTGGATTATGTCGGCCGAACTAAGGATAAGGCTGAAAGCATCAGGCGCTTCCGGGACGACCCAGACGTTAAGGTCTTCATCGGTTCAAAGGCTGCTTTCTTCGGTCTCAATCTTACTGTCGCTTCCGAGGTCATCTGGTATGCGAGAGACTTCTCCCTAGAGAATGAACTCCAGGCTAATGACCGAGTCCATCGCATCGGGCAGCATAAGGTTGTGAACTACCATTATCTTATCGCACCTAAGACTGTGGATGACCGAATAGATAAGGTACTCAAAGATAAGAAGGCTATCGCTGAGAACCTAATAGACATAAGGGATCTTTTTGCTGATGACGAATAAAGTCTTTGTCCTGCAAGCCACCCGCTTCCAGGCCGACGTCAGCGCGGCGGGCGTGTATGGCGAGATCTGCTTTGTCCTCTCAGCAGGTGATCGCACTTGCGCGAATCCCGAGCTGTCTTTTGAGAAACTGCGTCGTGCGCTCAAAGACTTCCGGCCTAACGAAGACTTCATAGTCTGGGCTGGAGGGGATCCTCTATCAGCGATCATCACTGGAATGGTGCTCATTGATCTAGGCATAAACAAGTTTCGGTTTTTGCGTTTTGAGAAAAATCGTAATATAAGGCATGGGCAACCTGTTACCGGGTTCTATTCTCCTGTTGAAGTTTGTTTAGAAAAGGAAGCAGATTATGGCTGACGACGACGTAGACTTCTTTGAACAGGAAGACACTTCTCAGGGTGCCGACAAATTCAAAGGTGCGATCACTAACCTAGCCCGCGAGGTTAGGAACATTGACAACACCATTGAAGATCTCCAAACCCAGATGAAGGAGCTCGGTCGCCGCAAGATTGATATTGAGACCAAGCAGCTCCCGGAGCTGTTGCATCAGGCTGGTGTCAAAGAAATCACAACGCTGGAAGGGCTGAAGGTCAGCGTTAAGTTTGTTGTCGGTTCTATCCCGGCGGAGTCCAAGGAATCTGCCTACGAATGGCTGGACGACAATGGTCACGCCGATATCATCAAGCGGAACCTTGCTCTTCAATTCCAGAAGGGTGATACTTCTCAAGCCGAACAGGCTGCGGCGGCGCTTCGCGAAATGGGATTCAGCCCCACTATCAAGTTAGACATTCACCCTCAGACCTTTATGGCGTTTGCGCGCGAGCAGATTCAAAACGGCAAGATACTCCCTCTTGCTCAATGGGGTGTCTACTTCGGAGATCGGGCGGTAATAAAGTAGTCCGAGCAAAATATCACTTGCGTTGTGAGCAAACTAGCTTATAGTGATATGTCTGGTGGTAAACCAGTTGATAGAGGAGAGTCTAATGGCGGAAAAGAAAACGGAAGCTGAGAAACCGGTAGATCCCAAGCCCGAGGCTGGCGGCACAGATCTAGCGACAAAACCTCAGGAATCCACAGATCTCGCAGAAACGGAAGAGGAAGACTTTTTCGCTGATGCGGGTGAGGGCTTGCAGGATTTTTCGCAAACCGATTATCTCATCCCATATGTTCGCATTATCCAGGCGCTCTCAAAGGAGCTCCAGAAAAATCATGCGAAATTCCTCAAGGGTGCCGAGCAGGGCATGTTCGTCAACTCGGCGACCAGGAAGCTCATCAATGGTGAGGCTGGTTTCCTCGCTGTTCCTGTGAGCTTCAATCATCGTTACATGGCGTGGCTGCCGAATAATGCCGGTCCAGCCTACGACATGGGCGACGACCCCTCCAAGTTCAATGCGACTCAACCAGTCGCTGAGGGCAAGGACAAGGGCAAGCGGTTTGATGATGAGGGCAACCAACTCACGGACGCCCTTCAGTTCTTCATCATGCTGGTCAATAAGGAAACCTTTGAATTCGAGGTTGCGGTTCTCAACTTCGCAGCTTCCCAAGCCCGCAAGGGTCGCGGATGGGTTTCCACTATTGGCAATCGTATGGAGCGGAAGGACGGTCAGCTAATTCGCCCCGCCATTTACTTCTACTCCTACGAAATTACCACGGTACCTGAGTCTAACGACCAAGGTTCGTGGTACGGTTTCCTTATCAACGAGGGACCGAAGGTGATGGATCTCGAGAACGGCCGAGAGATCTTTCGTACCGCCAAGCAACTGCGCGAGCGGATCAAGGCGGGTGAAGTGAAGGCAGCGGTTGAAGAGCCGGATGCCGACGCTGAGGCCGGAGAAGAGAAAGCGTTCTAATACAGGCGCTAGAAGGAGTTTAGAATGGCAACGAAACTTGACACCGAAAAGCCCCTGTTCATGGGGCCGACAGCGGTTCGTGAAGGAACCGTGGTGGATGCAATCCGTCAGGCTGTGCGCGATCTTGACAAAGGCGAGGGCGTCTCGTACCAGGACTTGGAAAAGCACCTGCTCGAGAATTTCCAGCCCAAGAAGTCGCAGGGCTACGGTGCATCGTACATCAAGGCATATGTCCGCGATGCGGTCAATCGCTACGGCCATCTCGCCAACGAGAATGGCGGTCACGAATACGCCTCGATCGCGGCACCGGAACCGAAGCCCAAGGCGCCGAAGAAGTTGACCAAGGCCCAACAGGCTGAGATCGACGCGCTCAACTTCATTCGCACTCGCGGTGAGGTCCAGGATGCCGGCGATCTGGATAACAGCCAGATCACGGTCCAGGACTTCGTCACGGAGACGGGCAAGAAGACCAAGACCATTGAGAAGCAGCTTGCTTCTCTGGAGAAGGAAGGGCTCGTTCGTACCGAGTCTGTTCCGGGCAACGAGGAAGGCGAGTCTTCGGTCTACGTCTATCTCACCAACGCTGGTCTCGCGAAACTCAACGAAGCGGAAGCGGCTGCTGCTGCGGCTGCTGAGTCCGAGGAAGCGCCCGAGGCCTAATACACCTTCCGTGGGTGGGACTGGGAGGCGGGTGTCTTTGGCACTCGCCTCTCTTTCGTTGGAGACTCGCTGTGAACCAAGAGAATTTTGAGACTTTCGTATTCTACCTTAATGAACGCGAGAAAATTCGCCAGATGCGCGAGGAAGGATCTCCAGGTCCCTGGACACTTGACCCAATCTTAGGTCGCTACAAGTTCACAAACATACGACGTTCCGATGATCGCACTACCCGCTGGCTGAAGAAGAATTGGTACGATCCTAACCGCGATGCTGATCTGGAAATGCTCGTTATTAACTGCGCTCTCGCCAGATACTTTGGCAGCATTGAATTCTGTTCTGCTGTCGGTTTTCAGCAGAGTTGGAATCCCGAGTTTCTTTTGCAGACAGCGAATGATAGACTCAGCCGGGGTGAGAAGGTATTCACTGGAGCCTACATTATTACGAATGCTGGAAGCACCGACCCCAAGCAAAATGTCGTAGTTTGTCAGTTCCTCACACCACTTAGGTTTCGCGCCGCCCGCGTGGTAGAGCTCTGTCAGCGTAATCGCTGGCAAGATGTCGCAGAGTTTCTTCAGCAGCAGCCGGGGATCGGCCCGTTCATGTCCAAGGAGATTGCGCTGGATATGATGTTGACTCCTCTCCTGGAAAATGCAACCGATAAGCTAACATGGAGTCCCGCAGGTCCTGGGGCGATTCGTGGCTTGAACCGTCTGCATGATCGCCCGTTGCAAGCGCCTTTGTCTCAACCGAAGGCTGTAGCTGAGATGATAGACCTTCTCGGGCTGCTCAGCACAGGAGGTCACCTCCGACCATACATGCCGACTCCAGGCGTTGATTACGGCGTTACAGATGTTCAGTTCAGCCTTTGTGAACTAGACAAATATCTCCGAGTCAAGAATGGTGAAGGACGTCCACGCTCTGGTTACGATTGGCGAAAGGCAAAACCGTACACGGTCTGAGTTATTTTGAATTAGCGTTTTGAGAAATTACCTGCTAGGGTTATAAGACTGGGGTTCCTCAGTAAAACCATAGAAAGGGTAAGTCATGCAAGAAGAAAATGAGGTCGTTGACGCTCCGGTTGAACCCGTAGCCGAAGAGCCGCAGCCCGAGGAGCAGCCCGCTGAAGAGCAGCCGCCCGAGGATGAGCCTCCGGTGGAGCCGAACAACGAAGTCGCTGAAGAGCCCAACGAAGATCCGGAAGAATAAACTTTAACTGGGAGAGATTGTTCCATGCAAATATTCATTCCTACTCGTGACAGGGTAAATGCTCAATTTACATGGGACAATCTCACTCCTAGGCTGCAAGCGGCTACCCGCTTAGTGGTACCGGCGGATGAGGTCTCGAGCCATCTCGAGCGTTCTCGAAACGTGGTAGCCCGCCCCGCTGGCCCCCTTAGCGGGGTACGCCAATGGATAGTCGATGAGCTTGCTACGCCGGGTCAGCCCGTGATTATGCTTGACGATGATCTAGCATTCTTTGTTAGGAAAGACCCTCGAGCCCATAATCTCCGTCCGGCGGGAGCCGACGTTGAACGAATTATGGACTGGCTAGATGAGATGGTTCAGCCGAATTTCTCCAACATGAGTTATGTCCACGCTGGACTCTCACCACGACAAGGAAATAACTGGTGCTACCCCGACAAGCATCAGACTATCCAGCGAATGAACGCTGTTCATTGCGTGAACCCTGAAGCACTCCGTCACTATGGTATTCGCTATGATGCCGTTGACATGATGGAAGACTACCACGTTGTCCTCAGTCTCTTTGAAGTTGGGGAGAAGAACATTGTTCTTACGGACGCGGCTTGGGATCAGTGTAAGGGGAGTGGCGCTCCCGGAGGTTTTACTCATTACCGTACAAAAGAGACTCAGGCCGCCGCGTCGCATCGCCTCGCGGAACTACATCCTCTTTCGGTTAAGGTTGTTGAGAAGGAGCCAAAGACGGGAAGTGGTGGGTTCGCTGGTAAAAGAACTGATGTCCGTGTCCAGTGGAAGCAAGCCTACCAGAGAGGCACGCGGAATCCCACCTACAATATGAGGTGATTCATGTACGAATTCGACATTGATTGCCCGAATGAGGGACTCGGCCGTGTGATGCGAGTGCTGAGAGAAAATGGCATCACGACTACCAGTAGGAACGGCCCGGTCATTCGCTTCCCTGAGCCAGTAGCTCTTCAATACTCAAACCCTCGGCGCCGAATCCTGGACAATCCTATTCGGGACGCTAATCCTTTCTTTCATATGTTTGAGACTCTGTGGATGCTGGCAGGTTTGAATACTGTCGCACCACTAGAGCTCTATAATTCTGGGATGAAGCAGTACTCCGATGATGGAGTGACATTCGCAGCACCTTACGGATATCGTTGGCGAAAGCGATGGGGCGACCAGATTCTCAAGGTTGTAGAGAAACTGAAGAAGAATCCTGAAGATCGTCGCATTGTCTTACAGATGTGGGATCCCAAGGAATTATTCAAGGATGAAGGTCTAGATTTCGCTTGTAATCAACAGGTCTTGTTTGATACACGACCTACGACGATTCATCCCAGTGGCTACTACCTTGACATGACAGTCACCAACCGTAGCAATGATCTTATCTATGGTGCGATGGGTAGCAATCTCTACCATTTCTCTTTCCTGCATGAATTTATCGCGCTTCATACAGGGCTAGGACTTGGGACCTACTATCAGATCTCCAAGAATATGCACTTGTATCTTGAGAATCCCGCTTCCAAGCACTGCTGGGAACATATGCTGGAGATTGAAAAGGGGCCGAAATCTCCAGAGGAAGATCTTAGTCTGAGCGAGTTCGGAATCCCTCTTGAAATAGAACCGTATAGGAATTTCGTCAACTACAACAAGATCACAGATGATGTCCTTGCTGACCCAAGTTGGCTGACTACGGTTGCGAAACCGATATGTGAAGCGTATCGAGTCTATAAGTATAAGATGCTTACTGGTCTTGATATTGAGTTTGAGCTGAGGATTGAGTTTGCTTTAGCGGCTCTAGAACATTGCAGATCTGATGCTCTAGGACTAAATTGCGAAGCATGGTTTCAGCGAAGACTTGAGAATTATAGCCGGAATAAGATTACCATAGTAGAAGCGGAGAGACCAGATTGAGCTACATTGAAGCATGGCGAAATGGACAGGTTGTTCGCAAGCACACGATGGAGAACATCCGTGCGGAGAATGATGCTGAGCATACATGGGGTCTGACCATGCTCCTCATCTGTGCTTGGCCTAATGTCCCAGAGCATATTATCAAGATGGCTATTATCCACGACTGTGGAGAGCGAGCCACTGGTGATATGCCGGGGCCGACTAAGTGGGCCAATCCCGTCCTTGGGGATGAGATGGATAGGCTTGAGAAGCAGCATATCATGGACACGCTGCCTGAGCATTTATGCGATGACTATAAGACGACCACTGAAAGTGAATGGGCAGTCATTGAATTCTTTGATCGCGCTGAATTCTGTATCAGCATGGCGCGTGAACGACGCCTCGGAAACACCTATGCCATGATCTACATGGAACGCTCATACAATAAAATGACGCAGACGTTTGATAATCATAAGGTTGCCTTTACGAAAATGGACACTGAGCTGCTCATGGGTATGATGGATCTTCGTGCAGAGATTCGTACCGAGATGGATAAGCTCGAGCGGGGAGATTTCAAGTGGTGAAAGCTAATGACATCCAGCACGGTGGAACTCACTATAAGAAAGCGAAGTATCAGCACTGGGACTTGATTGCCGAAAACCGTATCGGCTATCTTGAGGGCTGTGGTTCTAAGTATGTTTCTCGCTGGCGGGATAAGAACGGTGTGGAGGATCTTCAGAAGGGGATGCACTACACTGACAAGTTGATTGAGTGCTACTATCAATATGACTATCGCGCAACTGGTCATACCCCACAGTCCTGTCTTAATCTCTTCTTTGAAGAAAACCAGATCACAAACGTCAATGAGATAGAGGCTATCACTATCCTTTGCACTTGGCGAACTGTAGCTGAACTGGAGCAAGCTAAGCATCATATTAAGCTGCTCATTCTGGCAGCAGGAAGTCTCACTGTAGGGTAAAGCCCTTGTCCAATGAGAACCAGCTTGTTATACAGGCGTTACTGGACAGCCCCGTTAAACCTCGGGGTAGTCGCAGCAAGCGAAAGAATACTACCATGCTGGATATGTTCTCGGACTTACCCGAGTTACATGGACCTATTACTCTAGATACTGAAAATCACGATCCGCTTCTTAAGACTCGCGGTTCAGGATGGGCCTACGGTCGCGACGGGCAGAACGGTGGTAAGATCATAGGCATTGCGGTAAACGCCGACAACTTCCACGAATATCTACCAATCAGTCATACCGAAGGAAACCTTGATCCTGCAAAGGTGAAAGGATGGCTCAAGCAGCAGCTCACTAAAGATGAGCTCCAGCCCAAGATCTTCTTCCACGCACAGTATGACGTTGGCTGGCTCCAGGTGGAGGGTATCCCAATCCGTGGACCAATCCATGACGTCTCATTCCAAGCACCACTCCTTGACGAGCATCGTCCAAACTACATGCTGGATCGCTTAGGCAAAGACTACTTAGGCCGAGGCAAGGACGAAAAGTTACTGGCGAAAGCTGCCGCAGACCTAGGCATCAAGAATACGAAGAGCGATAACATTAAGATGCATCTCATGCGGGTGCATCCAGACATCGTTGGAGTCTATGCCCGGGAGGACGTGGCGCTTACCAGAGAGCTCTGGGATCTATACAATCCCATGATTGAGGAAGAGAACCTAGGCGAAGTCTACCAACTTGAGTGTGATCTTATTCCCATGTTGATAGACATGCGGCTCAGAGGAGTAAGGGTCGATGTTGCCCAATGCGAAAAAGAACAGGCGGGTCTAGTTCTAGAAGAGAGCAAGGCCCGCTTATTCATTAAGGATAAGACAGGTATCACTGTTGGTAGCTGGGACAATGCTGCCGAGCTTTCCAAGGTCTTTGACAAGCTAGGAATTAAGTATGGACTCACGGAGAAAACAGAACAACCGTCCATCACTGCTGATTGGCTTCGTGGTCTTGGGCATCCTGTCGCTGATGCTATTCTTCGTGGACGTAAAACAAATAATATTCGCAGTACATTCCTTGAGAACGCCCTCCTTAATCTCCAAGAGAACGGTCGTATCTATCCGAACTTCAACCCTCTCAAGCGTGACGATGAAGGCGGCGCAGGCGGCGTCCTAGGAAAGGAACTCAAGGCTGGTGTTCGTGGTGCGTTGTCTGGCAGGTTTAGTTCCAGCCAGCCGAACTTTCAGCAGATGCCTTCACCGGAGAAGGATCCCGAACTAGGTTACATGGTTCGCCAGTTGATTCTACCTGAAGAGGGTGAAGCCTTTCATGTGATGGACTATTCGTCCCAGGAACCTCGCCTGACAGTTCATTTCGCAGAGGTCACAGGCTGCTGGAAAGCTGCCCAGATGGCTGAACGGTTCAGGGAAGATCCTAACACCGACTTACATGACGAAACTCGCAAGATGGTGGCGCAGAAACTAGAAGAGTGGAAAGATCCTAAGAAGCGTAAGTCAGCGAAGACTATTAACCTCGGCGTTGCTTACGGGATGGGAGGCGGTAAGCTAGCCCTATCCTTAGGACTTCCATACACCCAAGCATCCTTCAAGAAGATTGTGAACGGTGAGGACTTTGAGTTTAAGTATCTCAAAGCAGGGCCAGAAGCCCAAGAGCTTATGGACATTTTTGATGAAGCTGCACCGTTCATCCGCCAGCTTGCGAAGAAGGCCCAGAATGCTGTAAAGCAGAAGGGTCATATTAGGACACCAATGGGTAGGCGATTCAGATTCCACAAGGAAGAAGATGGGCGGGGCTGGAAATTCCTGAACAAATCATTGAACCGTCTTATCCAAGGTAGCGCCGCTGATATGACCAAGCTAGCTATGCGCGATATGTATAGGGCTGGAATTCTACCACACGGAACAGTTCACGATGAGATTGATATCAGTGCAGGTGACCCGAAGATTGTAGCTGAAGTGAAGCACATCATGGAACATGCGATGGAACTCACTATTCCTGTTGTAGTTGATGTGGGCAGCGGACATAATTGGGGACAGGCTTCCATGGAGAAGCTAGGCGCAGAAAATTACCAGAAATTCTTGGAAGGGAAGTTGTGATGCCAGAAGAACCTGAGAAGCCGACCGATTTCATCAACGACCCAGATCTGAGTGTTACGGGTACTTTCACTTATGAAGATACTACACTTAGGATGCCTTCCCCTGAAGAGATGATGCCTTGTGCTAACTTAAAGATTAAGCTTCTGCATCCAGCAGCGATCGTCCCCAAGCAAGGTTCACCTCACTCGGCTGGTTATGATCTCTTCTGCGTTGAGGATTTTGTAATCGGTCGCCAACAGACCTTACTGATTCCTCTTGGTTTCGCTACTGAGATGCCCATACAGATTCATGGGCGTATTGAGTCTCGATCAGGCTTTGCAACTAATGGTCTTGTCGTTCTTACCGGGGTGATTGATCCTGACTATCGTGGTGAGTGGAAGGTTATTCTACGCAATGTCTCTCCTTATGCAGAGCAGCGTATTCTCAAGGGAACCAAGATCGCACAGGTAGTCTTTCGGCCGACCTATAGGGCTAGCTGGACAGAATCTGCCGAGCTTGAAGATAGTGATCGTGGCACTGGTGGATTCGGGAGTACAGGACAATGAGCCGCCCAGCAATGATCGTAGATGGCATGTCTGTCTTCCATACTGTCGCAGGGCCAGCCGCGATGCTGACCAATGGTTACACCTACAGCTTCGTGGTTCAGCTCACGTCTGCTGTCAAGAAGTTCAAGCCGAAAGGTATCTTTGTCTGCTGGGACATGGGCTATGACAAGCGCCTAGCGATTCATCCCGGTTACAAAGCTGATCGCCCTCACAAGATGAATGATACTCTACGCAAGTATCATGCTGATGTCTGTACGTTCCTCCACTTCGCTGGTATTGACCAACTCAAGGCTCCGGGCTATGAAGCTGATGACATCGGGGCTATGCTCGCTAACACGCTGGAGTCTGCCGTCTTAGTCAGCAATGACAAAGACTGGATTCAACTTGTGCGTCCAGGAATCTCACTGTACCAGAAGGTTCGGCTTGAGGGTCGGAAGGCTGAGAAGAAAGAGATCAAGGCTGAAAACTTTGCTGAACTCACCGGATATGGCAATCCTGAAGAGTTTGTCAAAGCTCTCTGCGCGATGGGCGATGGGGTAGATCGGATTGATGGTATTGACGGCATCGGTCCAGGGACACTGAAGGCTTATCTCATGGGAGTACGAATCAGTCCGAATAAGCAGAAAATCTTAGACGATTTCTTTGCAGGTGACCCACTCTATCTTCGCAATCGCCAGCTTATAGATCTTCGTGACATAAGATCTATTGACGGGTTGGACATTCACTTCGGCAACTTTGACGAGTGGAGGGTAAAGAGTTTGCTAGAAGAGTTTGGCTTTGCTAGTATGCTTAAGAATTTCCCGTTGTGGGTTTCACCATACAAGGAGGCTTCCCCCGATGTCGAGGCAGACCCGGCATAAAATTATCAGGGCAGTAGTTGAATGTAGCGTCCCTCAACACGTTACTGAAAAAGATTTGGTGTGGCATTTGAAGGGTGTTCTCAAGTGGCCGCTTCAGCTAGGGGTTAAGGGAGATCATACTACGCTAGTGAAGCCGCAACTAAAAGAGTTCGGCCGTGTTGTCACAGCACAACGTAGGCAGGAAGAAAACTTCTGGTCGCGTAGAAGAATGGGGATGGACCTTGACGATTGAACTCACTTATGAAGACCTGAATGACCAACAGAAAGCTGCGGTGGATGACATCGTACGTTGGTTCTTATCAGGCGACCACTCCAAGCCGTACATCCTTCAGGGCTATGCCGGAACAGGTAAGACTACCCTCATTCGCATTCTACTTAACCGACTTCGCGTGGCTCTCTCGCGCGTAGCATTAGCAGCCCCTACTAATCGTGCTGCTAAGGTTCTCGCAAACAAGACGGGTCTGTTCACGCAAACAGTTCACAAGTTAATCTACCTCACACTGTCGGAAGAAATCAATTTCCAGCGTGAACGACTTCGCATGTGGGATGAGGCTGTCAGTTTTAACGAGCTCAGTGAGGCTCTTATCACTCAGTCAGGGCAGGATCTCCAAATGGAGTACCGTGCTCTACTAGCAGAAGATGGTCTCGCTTTTGACGAAGCCGAATTCAAGGAATTCTGTGCTCAACGTGGTGAGACTATCCTCAAGTTTGAAGGTTTGGAATTGCCTACCGATCCCAATGCTAGGCAGGAGATCTTCGTCACCATCCGCAAGGAAAAGATCGCACTGCACAAGCAAGCTATCATTGATCTTATGTCTGAGGATCTTCCAGTGCGTAAGAAAGAGCCGCTGGAAGTCATCGCCAAGTACAGCCTCTTTATGATAGACGAGTCTTCCATGGTCAATGAGACTCATGGTAAGGACATTATCTCCTTCGGTATCCCGACGATTCTAGTTGGGGACCCATTTCAGCTACCACCCGTCAAGGCGAAGCCCTATTGGCATAACCTGTCGCCTCAATCGGTGCTGACCAAGATTGAACGCCAGAAAGGTATTGGTGCCGGAATTCCTCTTGCAGGTGAAAGGCTACGCAATGGAGAAGAAATTTCCGCAAATGAAAGCGTCAGCATTCACCACCGCAATTCACTCCCTGACGCAGCTTGGACAAGCACAGATCAAATTATCTGTGGAACTCACAAAACTCGCGAGCGCCTTTGCCGCTTTGTCCGAGCGAAAATGGGACATACCACCGCCCACCCTCAGCCGGGTGAAAAAGTCGTTTCTGTCTATAACGACAAGAAGCGAGGAATAATGAATGGTGAGATCTATACTGTTCGTAGTAGTGAGGTGATTCGTAATGGTACTGTTGCACGACTCTCCATCATTGATCCGTACGGTCGGGTTATTGAGCCGGTTGATGTATGGATCAAAGGCCTCGGGGGTAGAAGTTTCACCGATTTCCTCGACGATCAATTCGGAAAATTCTGGTGGGGATACGCCATTACCTGTCATCAATCCCAGGGATCCGAATGGCCCCGAACAATCGTGTGCGACGACTGGCCGGGAGACGGACACGACCGATGGCTCTATACAGGATTGACCCGCGCCCAACAGCACTGTGATCTTGTCAGATGAGTCCTCGTCCCCCATATCCTATTCAGCCATTTCCCAAGGTCAAGGACTATGTCGCTTACGCTGGCATCGGTTCAAAGGAGACTCCCGACAATATCTGTCACTTGATGCGGGGGATTGCTCGTATGCTGTACGACCGGGGCTATGTTCTCCGATCAGGTGGCGCACCGGGAGCTGACGAAGCATTCGAACAGGGGACTCCAGTGATGGCGACCATGGAGATCTTTCTCCCGTGGAATCGCTTCAACGGCAAGCCCGATCTTCTTCATCTCACCCCGACGGAACTTGGCGTAGCCAGAAGCATCGCTGAGAAATATCATCCGAATTGGTTGGCTTGTTCCGAAGGTGCGAAAAAGCTGCACACTCGTAACACAATGCAGATTCTAGGGCGTGATTGTGCAACCCCTTCTAAATTCGTAGTCTGCTGGACTAGCAATGGTAAAGCGATTGGTGGTACAGGTCAAGCTCTCCGCATCGCTGAAGACAAGAAAATTAAGATCTACAACCTACATGATCCTGGAACACGAATACTATTCTACCAAGAGTTAGGCTGGGAACATGACTTATAATGGGGCTTGCATTATGAACAGTCCTGCGGTACAGTTGACGCTTAAGGATAAGACCCTTAAGGAGAAGGCCAATGACCTAGCAGATTCGCGCTCCGCCAGAGCTCCCAGACAAAAGCCAATTCTAGTCTGGGAGCAAACCAATGACCGCTATTAATCGTCCTTATCTAACCAGTTTTAACTTTGAGTCCGTGCAGTACTCGGACACTCAGCTGGAACAATTCCACAAACTTACTCGCAACTATATCGCCAGCCTTGATCTCGGCTGCCCGAGTGCGAAACACGTTGAAGTTGTTGGTCATACTGAGCATGACCAGCTCAAAGGAATGGATGGTCGCCAGAAATATCTCGCTTGGGTCAAGGGATGGAAAGAGATCTATCGCCACCTGAGCATGATCATCCGCCACCATAAGAAATATCGTAAGACCACAACCTTCCCGCGCCTGAACGCGAGGCAGGAAGAGCTCTGGTTCAAGCTCAATCCTGGGAATAATCAAACCGCTTGTGAGCATCTAGGTGCTCTTTCCAAGAAGCATCTTGAGCGACTCCAGGAGACTGCTCAGGCTATGCTTAATGCTCGGTGGAATGCCAAACTCGCTGCTGCTGAACGGCGACGTCGGGCTATTGGTCTTCGTATCGTACCGGCCGATCCAGTTCGTTTGGAGGCCTAACTCGTGGCTGGCCTTGTCAGCATAATGGTAATGCTCCGGTCTCTAAAACCGATGATCTCAGTTCGATTCTGAGCTTGGCCGCCATGAGTAATTATTTTGCTTTTGAACAAAATAACGCTTGCGCTATGAGCAAACGCCAGCTACACCTATAGGTAGGAAGGGTCAAGGCAACGGGTCAACCCCCAGCCCTCGGGCTAGCGGTTTTCCTCTTCCGATCCTGGGTACTTCGGTACTCTTGGTGAACGAAGTAGCTTTCGACGAACAATGTGCGTGACGCGGTGAGCGACTGTTTCTAACTGTCTTCGGACGACCGGACTCAATCGATCACTCAATAGTTCCAAGGACCTCGGGTTTACCCTTGATTCTTGATAAGTCACCCGACCCCTCCGCCTTATTCTGGGGGAATTGCCATGAAGAAAATTGCAGGGTTCGTTCTAGCGACCGCTTTTCTCGCCTCCAGTGCTTCAGCAGCGAAACCGAGTGAAGCTTGGTTCTTCTGCAAGCAATTCCTTGGGCCGCAGGTCTGCGGATTCCTCAAGTAAGTGATCCTCCCCAGGACCACAAAGGGGTCGTACTTCGGTACGGCCCCTTTCCTCTTTGTGCGGTCGCAGAGAGTGGCGTAAGACGGTTTGTCGGGTCAGCGATACCCCGGCGCAGGAGGTGACCACTCCTCTGGCTGGCGTTCAAATCGTCGTTACGCCCCTGAAATCATCCCTATCCGCGATTAATATCTGATAAAATTAGTGCTTGCGCTTTGAACTGTTGCAGCCTACAAACAAAGGTAGGCAGGGTCAGGGCAAGGGTAGACCCCTCTCAGGACTGCTAACCTATTGATCGGCAGCATCCTGCTGTCGTGTATGGAGGGGGTTTCAGCATGAAAAGAACTATGCTCGTCGCACTTCTGCTTTGCGGTGCGACGCCCGTTTACGCACAGGATACTCTCACGAGTACGTCCGGTTCGGGAGCGGAAGCGAATTCGGGTTCAGTCTCGGGCGCGCAGTCCAATAACGATAACGTCAACGCACAGGTTGGCAATATCGGCGTCAGCGAAAACACCAATACGAGCAACAGCTCGTCAGGTGCGATCTCCGGCTCCAACAGCGAAAGCATTTCAGGCTCAAATTCTGACCAGCAACAGGGTCAGTCAATGGGCCAGGATCAGGGCCAGGATCAGGGCCAGTCGCAGAATCAGGGCCAGTCGCAGGATCAGGCGCTTGACAGTAGCCAAGCCAATCAGCAGGGTGTGACGGTCAACCAGACCTGGAACACCAAGAACCGAAAAACCACAGAAATTCGCACGAATAATGCGGTGCCTCTCACGAGCTCCAGCAGCTTCTCCAGCGACTACTGCGGCGGTTCAGTCAGCGGCGGCGTAAGCGCGGCTCCGTTGGGCATCTCCGTCGGCGGCGCTGGCACGAAGTTCGACAAGAGCTGCCAGTCACTGCGTCGCGCCGAGAAATTCGGCATGGCGGCAGTCAACGCGGCGAACATGGGCCAGTTGGAACTGTCCGGCAAACTCATGAGCATGATGATCTGGTCGATTTGCACGAGCGATTCCAGCGGACCCGACGTTGAGAAATCAACGGCCGACGCTTGCAATCAGCTTCTGCTATTGGGCTCGGTTCAGAACCGAGTAGCGCAGCCCGCTCCAGGCGAAACCCCGAATCCGCGTATTGCGCGTAACGGCAAGATCACGCCGGAAGCCGCGCATCGGGCATTGGCGCAGAATAACGCCACCGCCCAGAACGCGGTTCAAGCAGAACAGGTTGCTGCCTCTAAACCTCCGAGGTAAGTAACCTTCTGATGCGAGTCACGGCTCCTCTGGTCAGCCCGTCCACAACTCGCATCACGGAGCGCGGTATCGCTCGCCCCCCGGCAGAAATACCGCGCTCCAAAGTTTCAAAGATAGGGGGACCCCGGAAACCCTATTGCTAGCAACTTCCGGGGAAATGAATGGGAGTATGAATATGAAGA